CGAACTCATAGTTCCGAACTTTAATACGAAGGGCTAGGCGGGATGATCGAAAGGTCTCCCGCCTTTTTCTTGCCCGTTGCAGGGCGCCTTGGGCTGGCCCGCAGCCTAGCGCAGATCAGGATAGCCAACGTCGCCGCTTGCGGCTCCTACCTGGCTGTGCGATTCGCGCATGCGCACACGCACATTCAATCAGTGAAATTGTCCTGCTGGAAGTCCTGGTAACTCAGTTGTGACTCCTATCGGCGGGCGTCAGAATTCAGTCATCGCAACGACGCAATGCAACGCAGAAACAGACGACAGGAAGTAAATGGTTCTCCAAGTAAGTCAGTAGTGAAGCCAAGAATCTGAAGTCATAATGCAGTCATCGCAACGAAGCGATAAAACAAATCGAAATCAACTACGAAAGGAATCAAATCATGACCAAGACCACCAAGCGCAACGCCCGTAACAATGCCATCGAAACCACCACTTCTGAGGAGCTGACCATGAACATGCAAACCGCACACACTGGCGAAATCGACCTTTCAGCAGACGACGCGATCCTCGCGTCCATGCTCGGTGACATCGAGGAGGGCGCTGCCGACCTCAACGCTGACGACGCAGGCGTCATCGACCTGAACGACGAAGAGGCTATCGAAGCCGCTATCGCCGACATCGAGAAGGCTGAAGCCGTCCAGGAACACTACGCTGAAGAAGGCGAGCCGGAAGCTGCCGAAGCTGCTGCCGACAAGCCCAAGAAGGAGAAGAAGGCGAAGGCTCCGAAGGAACCGAAAGAACCGAAGGCACCGCGCATCACCTACGTCGGTCACAAGGCGTCGGATGTTCTCCAGGCCCGACTCGGCGGCAAGGCGAACGAAATGCTCATCCTCGAAGCTGAAGATGCGCTGCTCGATCCTGCTGCGCTCGAAGCCAAGCAGTCTGAACTGTTGGCCCTGCTGAACAAGCGTCCGGGAACGGGCGAAGGCGGCTCCACGCAGAAGAAGGTCGCCGAGAAGGTCGTGATGCTCTTCGGTTGGCTGAAGAACGGTGGCAAGTTGAATCAGGTAATGGACATTACCTTTCGGACGCTGATCGCTGATGGCGAGATCCAGTCGGGTGAGAAGGGCAATCTGCACCAGGCACTTCTCGCCAAGCCGTATAGCAAGGGAACTGCCAACGCACAGGGCGGGCAGATGATGGCGATGCTGCCGATGCTGAAGGTCGCAACCCTGTCCGAGAAGGGCAAGCTGGTCGCCAACCCGAACAGCATGATCCTCGACGCGGTGAAGGCGCAACTCGGTCTGTAAGGACTGACAGGGCAGGGCGCAAGCCCTGTCCAAACCAAAGTCTGCTCACAAGTAGGCTTTGGTTTGGACAACCACTCTCACTATGGAGCTGAAGATGAACTTGGAAATGCTGAACAAGCTATCGACCGAAGGACTTTACCGACTGAAGGAGAGCATCGACAAGGTGCTGGACGGACGTATGGATCGCACACCGCGCATCGGTCGTGTAGGCACCTTCACCGACCGCGCAGGCTTGACCCGCACCGCGTCCATCACCAAGATCAACCGCACGACCTTTTCCTGCGAAGAGACCGGCGCATCGGTCAATCCAGGCGGGAAGTGGAAGGTTTCGATGAACTCCTTCAACGTGACGCCTATCGAGCGACGAGTCAATCAGCCTGCTCGGTTCGCTGCGCCTCACCGACCGCAGACCAACGTAGGCTCTGCCTGGTAACAGTTTCGTTTTACCTCTCGTAGTGCGCCAACGCGCACCTTCAATGGACGGGCTTCGGCTCGTCCATCTTTTTGCTCTCATGTGTCCTAGGAATCGACACGTTCGTCCGACGTGTATAGAAAATCGCGAAAAATAGACACGTTAGCCAACGAAATCGACCTTCACAATCGCTCTGGCCTAAGAGTCCGAAAGGTCGGTAAGGGTAAGACCTCACCCGAAAACCCGGACGCGAGGCCAACGCTGGCCAACGACGTGTAAGAAACTCCTAGGATCAGTCAGCACTGAATGTATAATGCCTGCTTTCGGCTGTCAGAATACAGTCATCGAAACAAACACAGCGGAGTTCGCAATGCGCAGGATAAGAATCTACGACTGCAACACCAAGCAGTTCCACTTCTGCAAAGACACCAACTACCTGATCGCCGATTTGTCCGATCTGACCCTGATTGGCTTCCCGGACGAACTCGTCATGCGCAGCGACCACTCAGGCAACACGGTTCGCTTCACGCAAGACCAGGAAGAAGCCATCAAGAACGAGTTTTGGGATGGCGAATTCATGGTCTATCGCACCAATGATCCTGCCGGGCGCGGTGTTCGCGTCACGCTTGCAAACGACTGAGGAGACTGCCATGAAATACCCGAAGCTGACCAATGCCTGCTCGATGCGCGGCGCCTCGATGGGCCGACCAAACTCGGTCATGGAACCCGCTGAACCCATCAAGTTCCACCTCTACCGCATGCCGATGTCTGCCTGCGGCTGCTACGACAACGGTGGCGCCTATTGGGGCGCAGGCAGCGCCAGGCATGGTTGGATGTATCACGCCAGGGGCGAAGGCCCGCTCTGGTGGAACGAAGTGTTCGTTCGCGCCAAGACCCGCGAAGAGGCGAAGGAGCTGGTGCGTGGCTATTTCAAGAATGCCAAGTTCTACCGCTGACGCGCCTCAGTCAGTCGTGAATAATTCAGTCACTCAAACAACACGCGAAAGGTAATCAACATGGATGCTCGGACATCAATCAAGACCATCATCGAGCAGGACGCAGCGTTCTGCCAGGACGTGTCAGTCACCGTCTGCCGCTCACTGCCGACCGTCACGATCCACGATCAGTCGGAAATCAACGAGGACATCTTCATGCAAGGGCAGGACGCGCAGGAATTCATCGACGCCTTTGATGGGCTGGTCGAAGAGGCGCCGGATGTTCTGTTCGTGGATGCGCTCAAGCACTTGGCGCTCCCCTGGGTGGAGGTTGCCTGGCAATGAGTCGCACGTTCAATCAGCCGATGAGCCAATTCGAGGTCATCGCAGGCTTTCTGACGGTCATGGACACGACGCGCTATGACTTCGTTTTTGGCTTTCGTCGCGTCGTGAGGAGCTTTGCCAATGTCTGAGAAGAAACCCAAGAAGCCTCCCGTCTGGTCTCAGCCTGCCTCGATGAAGGCAGCGTTGGCGATTCGCGAATTGCGAAAACTTCAGGAGCAACGCGCAATCCTGGCCAAGAAGTCAGCCCTGCTCCAACAGATCATCATCGACGAAGGCGGCGGCCAGGCTCATGGTGTCCGGGCAGCGATTCGGCACACGAAGGCATCGACCTGCATTCGCACCGTCAGGACGAAGGCTCGCACCTACGTCACCTTCTTGGAAGTCGCGAGTTCGCCAACCTAACGCCTGACTCGGCTTGAAACAATGCAGTCATCGCAAACAACACAACGAAAGGTAATCGCGATGGAAAACTTCGACAGCAACAAGACCCCGTATGCCTACGTCGCAACGACAGGCGACCGCACCTACGGCCACATGAACGTCACGATCTACAACGTGATTGGCTCAGACAACTATTGGGCCTACCGCCCGCTCCTGACCGTCACGTCGCAGATCGGCAGCTCCGACTACGACGAGCAGCGCGAACGCCTCTATGCCACCCGCTACGGTGTCGTCGGCCCTTCCCGCGACCAGATGAGCCTCAAAGACCTTGAGGAATCGGTCAAGTTCATGCGGAAGTTCGAGCGCCGGCTGGCCAAGATGGAAGAGGAGAACGGGCCTGTTCAGTCCTACGCTGACCTGTGTTGGCGCGTGATTATCTGCTCCGGCGCCGAGATCGCCTTCGCCAACCCGCACTACGGCGCAGGCTACGACAAGCTCCAACACCTGCCGAACTTCAACGTGAAGAACGTCGTAGGCAAGGTCGATCTCTACAAGGAGCTGAAAGGCATGGAGTCCAAGCTGATCTCGATGTTCTCCAGGAAAGCAGCGTAAGTCCAACCCGCTTGTGACCATCGCCTGCGTCCGGTGGTCACAATGCAGTCATCAAAACAACACAACGAAAGGTAATCAACATGGCACAGCGATTCATGCTCCACTTCACTGCCGACAACGCAGCATTCGACCCCGATCCTAATCCCGAGATCGTGCGCATCCTGCGTGAAGTTGCCGACCGCATCGAGAACGGCGATTCCTTCGACAAGTTCCGCAACGTGACCGACATCAACGGCAACATCGTTGGCGTGTTCGCACTGAAGGAGGAACAGTAATGTTCGGCATCGCCTTTCGCAACCCGAAAACAGGACACATCAGCTACTACACCGGCAAAGCAGGCGGTGATTGGCTCTCTCCGAACGCTGAAGATTGCTTCTTCGCCTACAACCAAAGCGGCGCCAACTATCGCGGTCGCCAACTGCTCAACTCCTACGCTCTCGCCGGTCACGAACTCCTGGTGGTCACTCACCCGATTGGCCCTGACGACACCGAAGGCGGTTCCTGCGACTGACCATAGGCGCCAACCAGGCGCCTTTTCTTCGCCCATCCCACGCCTAGGACACCGGCAGTTCTCCAGCCACACGCCTATGTCTGACCGTCACAATGCAGTCATCGAAACAAACAACACACAACGAAAGGTAAATCGCCATGAAGCAGCAGATCATTGAAGAGGATTACAACAGCTTGATGGACTCAGACTGCGACGAGTATCGCCGAGTGAGCTTTACTGCCAACCTCGAAGTCGTCCAACTCGACATGCACTACTCCACAGACAAGCAAATCGCCACCGTTTGTGTTTTCGACGAAGCGCTGGGCGCCGACCTTGGCTTCATGTTCGGTCATCGCTACGACAGCATCGAAGAGGCGATGAAGGATTATCGCGCCGAGTTTGAGAAGCGCACCGCCAACGTTCATCTGTTCGACTTCTGAGGAGATCGCCATGAGTCAAGTTCGTCAAAACATCGAACGCAAGGTCGTTCGCCACCTGATTCGCGAAATGAAGAAAGCAGGCTGGTCAATCGCCAAGATCAACGATGGCGGTGAGCCGGATGAGGACATTCTCCACCCGAACGAAACCGAAGCGATGGACACGGTGTTCAGCGTGGATGAATCCACCATCTACTTCTCGAAGGGCGAACTGATCCGCTGCGCCGTCATCATCCTGGGTAACGATGGCTACGACTGCATCACCGACAACTCCTGCTCGAACCCGAAGTTGGAAGAGGACGACTTCGAGAAAGTGATGGATCAGGTGCAGGAATACGCCGACAAGTTCTGCGAGTGAGGCAACCATGAAGAAGATCGGAGAATCCCGCAAGGTCACAGCGCCTAACGCACACGGTCGCGACAGCACCGCTATCCACACCACCTACGAAATCGAAGAGCAGGACGTTGGCCGCATGAAGGAGAACTATCTCGGCTATCACTGTCCAGGCGTGATGCTTCGTCGCTCTGACATAGGCAAGCAAATCATCGTGATGACCGATGGCACCGGATGGACATGCTGGAGCTGGAAATGAGCAACGTCCAAGTCACCACGGTCACGCTCTCTCAAGCAGGCATCGCCATGCTCATGCTCGACAACGAGAAGCACGAAAACGCCAAGACGATCAACCGCCTTCAGAACGAAATCGCCGAGAAGCAACGTAGGCTCAGAACGCTCAAAAAGCGCCAGGAAGAAATCGCTCTCGCAGAGTTCCAGGCGAACCAACTGACCCTTCCTGGCATGCAATAAAAACCACTCAGGCGCATCAACATTTGCGCCTGTTTTTGCATGCAGCACAGCGCCTAGGATACAAACACTCTAACCTGTTGATCCTAAACACTATTTTGGCATTCTCGTAAAGTAGTCCAAGCTGATTTATGTTTCAGCCAAGGTCTATCTCCTGACCGAACCTGCAAATCGAGCAAACCGTAGAGCAAAAGAACCTCTCGGAAACCGCACAGAAACGCGCTACAAGCGATTTCCAACCACTCGGGAATACCGAGAGTCACCTGAACCGTAGGAACGCAATACAGAGCGATTCTGAAGCCCGGCTCCACAAACTTCCATAACCGTAGAGAAGAAAGACCTCGGAGACCAAAGACGAACTCCACGGACACGACGACAACGAACTTCCACAGAGAGAAGAACAATCACCCTAGGAGTGATAGAGAGTAGAGATCGCACATAGGGTAGGAGAGTAGAGAGTAGAAATCGTCGGTAGGCATAGAGAGCAGAGAGGATCAGTAGAGAGAAATCCACTGTAAGCCACTGTAAGAGAGTTTGGCGTTGGAAGTATTCAAGACATTAAAAATTCGCCAACCAGCCAATCTCTTACACTTTCCACCATCCCAATCCACGGACTGTCCATTCACCAGGCCATTGGAGTCTCCTGGTGCCAGGCCATAGGCTTGGGTCTTTCATTCCTAGGCTCGGGGTCATTCGCCTTGAGGCCATCGTTTCTCTCCTCTCTCTACTCTCTACAATGCAGTCATCGAAACACAGCAAGAGAACGACATGATTACCCAAGAACGCAAAGACCAACTCCGGGCTGCCGGTTACAAGATCGAGGACATGCGGGCCGTTTGGGGCAAGCAGTTCCACGGTCAGTTTCGCTGGCTCAACAATCGCCATGAAGGTGACGGATTCGGCAACGTCCAGTATGGCGTTGAAGATGCCTGGTTTGATGCCCATCAGTTCGAGGCTCGTTATGGCTACTGACAAGATCAAGGTTCCGGTTCCCAAGCCTTTCACCCGCACGCCGATCCCTCCACCGAGAGTAGAGAAGGATCGCACCAAGAAGGGCCACCGTGAAGAGAAGCACAAGGGTCGTTTGCCTGATTGACACGATAAGTCAGGAGTGACTACAATTCGCTTCATGATGGTTTCCCGACTGAGGCATCATGCCTGGCCAGAGCGGTCACAGGATGTCTCCTCGGTATAGCTTCTTTCTCTTCTAGGGGGCTTGTCTTTCGTGCCGTTGGTTTGACTTATACGGATGTTCGCATCCGGTAGGGTCTTAGGCGAATGACTGCTTCTCTTACTCAACGTATAGGCTACGGGGGGTAAGGGGGGCTTGTCTTTCTTCCCTAGGTTTCCTTTACCGGATGTATCTACATTATAGATTTGTAGGCGTTTGAGGCAGACCCAAGGCGGCACGGTTATCAGGAGTTTCGCGGGCGAGGCGGGCCTAGGGAAGTTGCAGGCGAACTGATTTTCAGGCGTTTTCGCGAGCGTGATCCAAGGCTTCTTCTCTCCTCTCTACTCTCTAGGCAAATGCCTAGGCTCGTGATCCGAGGACAGGTTCCTAGGCGCCGGTTGCAGGATCACCCAGGAGAGCGTCAGGAGATCGTCGGTTCTCCAACCTATCGCCTCGATCAGCTTGAGACTATTCGTTTGTCGCAACAACACACACAAACGAAAGGTAAATCATGCAGTTCAAGCTCAACGCACGCACCGTCAATCCTAACGACAACGAAGAAATCTATCACTACGTCGGTGAAGATGGTTCCACTGTGAAGTTTCAAGCGGGAAAGCAAGCATTCACCTATCTGTTCTACAAGAGCAGCACCGCACCGAAGAAGGTGCAATCCAAGCTGGTTGATGCGTTCATCAATCAAGGTTTCAAGCAGCACGACTACGCGGGTGGATTTTATGAAGCAATCGCTACCCTGACGGTGTAGCAAGTAGGGGCGTCAAGCCCCTATGTGTCAGGTTCCTAGGCGACAGAAGAAAAGCCCTTTCGGGCCTATCTTACCTGTTCTGCTCATGCAGACACTCGACGCTACAATCCTTGATGAGAGTGCGGTTTTCGAGAATGTAAAGGTCGAAAAGGAACTCATCTTCGGTTTCCCACCATACCTTGCAAACGAGCGCAGCGACAACAGAGCAAGATAAACCCATTTCGTCGCCCATCGCGTAAAAAACCATATCACCCGCTTTCATCATTCGCCCTTTCGTGCGTTGTTTGTCGATGTAGTGATTATCGACAACAGAACTAGGCGATAGTGCGCGGTTTCGGTGAAATCCTAGGCTCGTGAAATCCTAGGCTCGCGAGCAAATGCCAGCCACGCGCCAAACCTGGCTTGAAACAATGCAATCTCTGACAACAACACAACGAAAGGTAACTGTCATGGATCGCTGCATGTTCATCGCTCAAGAAATCGGTTGCGCCCAGGTGGATGACTTCTGCAACCTGCCTTACGAGCCGGTATATCGCAATGTCGTTCAGTCGGTCGGTGCCGCGTATGAGCGCCACGCCGCTTTGTTCAACCTGACCCACTGAGAGGCCCGGCATGGACATCATCGTCGGCATCATCTGTATCGGCTTCGGCTTGTATCGCATGCTCACCGAAGGAGGGCCGAAGCATGTGGCGTGATCCCATCTCCAGGATGAAGTCGGCTATCACTAGGCCGCCCAAGCGTAAGCAGTAGTCCATAGGCCACAGGCAGTCCAGTGCTGCCTGGCCAGGCCATAGTCTCCGGTTCCTAGGCTTCAGGCCACACGGCGTCCAGATCAGCCAGGCCAGGCCATGCCGTAGCCAGCGGCACGCCAGGTGCCTAGGACATCGTTGAGAAGCCACCCACGCGCCTCAGTTGGGCTGTGACAATGCAGTCACTCGATCAACAACACAACGAAAGGCCCACGAAATGAACGCTATCTCCCACGCCATTGCCGCTCTCTGCTCCATGCTGATCGGCGTCGCCGTAATGCTGCTCGGTCTCCTTGAAGGCGCATTGCTCGCCGGCTTCGTTGGCTTCCTCGTCATGATGGTCATCGCGTGGGCGCTCTTCCAGCGTGCGGAAGTTCTCATCGGTGAAGAGTCCATCGGACGCCGCCACTACAAAGGCAAGCTCATCTAATCCAATCAGTCACCCGTGACTGTCCAGCGGTGGGCGGTCACGATTCACCTGTCGCGACGTGCGACGACATCCCTCGAAAGGAATCATCATGAACCGCTCTGCAATGCCCGCTGTTGAATCCAACCTGAACCCCGCGACTGCTGGTGTCTCCCAAGACGAAAGGAAGCGGCGAGCGATTATGGCGACACGAAACCGCCAGAGCCAGCCGGAGTTCTTCGCCTCGCTGGAAGAGGATCAACTGGACGCCGAGATGGAGTTCCTGATCGCGGAGATGGCAAACAAGGGGCATCGCGAGTATCGCCGCAGCCTGGCACGTTGATGCCAGTGGAGGTAGCCACGCCGGCTGCCTCTGGCTTACGGCGAGCGTGCCTAGGAGTGTCGCCGCCGGCACCGTTATCAGGCGTTTTCAGGGGCGCTGGCGGCGGTCACGGATTTGGAGAATTTAAGGCGGCTGTGGAGCCGAGGAGCAGTTCCTAGGAACGTGGGTTCCTGGGCCTGGCGGCCCGCCGTTCCTACCCAACGGGAAAGACCCTCCCGCTCGGTCGGGTATTTAACCCTCCACGCTAGTCGGGTATTTCCTCGCTATACATGCGCGACGCGCACGCGCACGCGATTACCACAAAAGCACGCAAACAACAAGCACGCAAAGAAAAAATAAATTTTCATCTTTTCCACAAAAAGTGCTTGCATTGTTTGCGTGCTTCTATATAATGTGAAGCATGCAAGGTTAATTCTGATTTTGCATAACACAACGAAAGGTAAATCATCATGAACGCAACGCAAGCAAAAGCAAAATTCGACGCACTGTTCAACGCTATCAAAGCACGCAACGCTGCACAATTCAGCAAAGACAACGATATTACCTTGTCTTTCATGTTCAAGAATGAAGAAAGCGTCGTAAAGGGCATCGAATCGCTCAAAGCTGACTGTTTAAATAGCTATATCGCGAACACTGCGCAGCATGACGCGAAAGCGTGCGCCCGTGATTCTTTCGTCGCGGTAAAAGTCAATGTTAAGATTGTGCGCATGCTGTCTGCTATCGGTAAAGGTAGCATCGCGCCCGCTGACGAGTATTCGCAGACCATCATCGCGAACGCACTGCACAATGACGGGAAAATTATCTCTAAAGCTGCGCTGGTTTGCTTGTCATCTAACATCGAATTTTCAGAACTCGACGCAACGCAGGTTATCAAAAACCGCATGCGCAAAGCTGCGACAACCGCAAGCACGCAACGCAGCAGCACGCGCGAAATGCTGCGAATTCTCGACCTTGCAACATGCAACAAGGGCGCAAAGGGCGATGATATCGAATTGACCGACAAAGGGCGCGAACTGATCGAACCGTTGTTTGCGTAAAGCACAAAACGGGAAAGGGCGCAAGCCCTTTTCCCATATAAGCGAAGTCTTATTGACTTCGCAAGTGCTTGGTGGCCCTGCCTTCCTCGTTCCGACCCTCCCCACACACTCCTTATACAGCCAGGGGCCGGGATCACAGGAGCAATCCTTATACAGCCAAATTGGGGATTGGGAGCCTGGGATTTGGGGTGGGGAACGGGTCTTGGATTCTTATAGAGGAAAGTGCCTACCCCGCTCTGGGCTTCGCCCATGAAAAAGCCGCCTTGCGGCGGCCTTTCCTGGACTCAGCACCGATCAGTTGCCGAGAATGCGTTGGATTTCAGCAAGCTGTTCCGGGGTGGCGTCTTTCATCTTCTTGGCCAGGGTCGTTTTCTTGGGCTTCTCGATCTCGAACCCACCGGCTGCCTGGATTGCTTCGATGTCTGCATGCTTCAGCAGTGCGTCCAGAACCGCGCCCTTGGTGATGTCGAAGCGATCAGCCAGCTCCTTCATCTTGGTGCGGGAGTCTTGATCTAGGATGACGGTCTCGCGAACCTTCCCTTTTGCCTCATAGAAGCCGGTGCTGCGGTTTTGCTTGTTCTCTTCCGTGTTGGTCATTTGCATACCTTTCAATGTGATAGTTTGCATATTATAGACGGTGCAGAATAAGCACGCAAAAAAAACGCCCCAAGTGGGGCGTGTTGAGAACAGCAGGAGTATTCGCTATTGGATGAAGCCCATCGGCTTCGACTCTTCCTCTTCTTCCTCTTGCGGAGAGAGCATCATCAGTCCGTAGGGCAGTTCCTTCATGAGCAGCAGACCGAAGAGGGCCAGCGGGTTATGCAGGCACACCAAGCAGATGATGATGGCTGCGATGATGGCGATGTTCAGGAGCAGTGCTTGTGTCATGGTTGGCCCGTTTAGTCAGTGATGACTTATGAGGCTACCAGCGATAAGGCCCGTGGTCAAGTCGTTTCGGTGCGCAGCAGCCTGGCTTGTCGCACTTGGCGAACAGGAGTCGATGCACGTCCAGGATGTCGTTCAGTTCCCGGAAGGCGTCGGGCGGGAACCCGTCGCGAGGCTTGTCCATCAGCGTCAGGCTGTTGATGTAAAGCTCCAGCTCCGGGTGGCCCATAGCTCCTTGATCTTCTTGAGGATGTGCGGGTAGCCCCGCAGGCAGGTGAGTTGGCTCATGCGGCTTTCCTCTCGAACCCAAGTGCCTCGTAGTCGAAGTCGGTCTTGATGATGTTCTCTCCGAAGCCCTCGGTGCCATTGATGATGCTGAAGCGTTGCATGGCGTGTTGCTTCGTGTGGCTGTTGAACGGGTCATCGAAATCCACGATCAGGGCAGTATTCGGGCCACGCTTCTTGGCACGCAGACCGCGACCGATGCGCTGACGCAGAGCGACTTCAGCCTTGCCACCACCGGCGAGACAGATCAGACCGACTGCGGGAACATCGACACCCACGTCCAGAATGGTCGTCCCGATCAGGGCATGAATTTCACCACTAGCGAGTCGGGAGAGGGCTGCTTTGCGTTCTGTCTGGTCGTTCTCGCCCTGAATGAACTCGACCTTGATGCCCTTGCTCTGGAGCAGTTCGGTGAGGATTTCACCGTGACGCTTCTGCTGAATCAGGATCATCGAAGTCAGACCGTAGCGGGCAGCACGCACCACCTCGGCGACAATGGCCTGGTTGCGCTCTTCATTGGTCACGATCCCGATCCGGTATGCGGCCTGCCACGGGGTTCCGCGCAGGAGCTTCTCGGGCTTCTTCTGGAGACTGACAATCTTGAACTTGGGCGTTGCCAGGATGCCACGGTCGATCAGCATCTTCTCCGTGACCTTGATCGCGATGGGGCCGGAGCTGGCCATCAAGCGCATGTTGGCTTCCTCGTCGTCCTTCATGAACGGAGTGCCGGTCAGGGCCAGGCGGTAGTGAGCGTTCTTGCAGTGGCGCAGAATCTCGAAGTAGCTGTTGCCCGAGGCTTCGTGTGCTTCTTCCAGGATCACGAACTCGAACTTGCCGAGCAGGTTGATCGTCTGGTTCTTGATGGCCACGGCTTTGTTGTAGGCATCGACGCCGACATCATCGACGTTGGGCAGGGTCAGGCGGGAGATCAGGGTTTGCACCATGCCGACCGACATCTTCTTGATGCACTGCTGACCGTTCTTATCGACGTGTCCGAACTGACCGTCACCAAGCACGCTGCACGGGACGCCGAGGTCGTTCTCGAAGGTGTCCTTCATCTGATACATCAGCATGCCACGAGTGGTCAGGAAGAGGGTAGGGCGGTTGATGCGGGCAAACGCCAGGCGTGCAATACGAGACTTGCCACCACCTGTGGCGACCTGCGCGATGATCTGCTTGTGCTTCACCAGCCGGCGAACAACCTCCATCTGGTAGTCGTAGCGAGGATCTTCCGGGAAGCTGTCGATCTTGGGGTTCTCGGGGCCGAGCGGTGCGGGTGCGGGCTTGGATACGAAGCGAACCTCGTAGCCCTTGCGACGAAGGTGGGCGCCGACGAAATGCACGAAGCCGGCGGGGAACACGCCACTGCGGAAGTCGAGGAAGCTGCTACGCCCATCCCAACCGCCCTGCTTGAAGGCGACAGAGTGTTCTGCGCCCTCCACGCGGTAGGAGAGGATGCGCTGCACTTCGAGTTTTACTTGACGCGACGGCTCATGCAGCTTGGCGCTGACAGCATTCGACGCAATGGTTACGGTTTCAGTCATTTGGCTATTGCCTTGTGTTATGGCTTGGGTTAAAGTATAAGTCATCCGTGACTTAATCTCAATCAATACTATAAGATGTCCATCAATCCTCAAGTAACACTGCTGTCGCCCGATTCGTTGGTTCCGAACCCCTGGAACACGAACGTCGTCAGCCCCGACAACGAAGCCAAGCTGGAAGAGTCCATCAAACGCTTCGGCATGTTCAAGCCCGTTGTCGTCCGTGAGCTGGCTGACGGCACGCTTCAGATCATCGGCGGGGAACACCGCGCCGGTGCTGCAAAGCGCATGGGCATCAAACAGATTCCCGTGGTCAATCTTGGGCGCATCGACGACAACAAGGCCAAAGAAATCAGCTTGGTCGATAACGGTCGCTACGGCGCTGACGACACCCTGCAACTGGCAGAGCTTCTGGAAGGCTTGGGCAACGCCGATGAGCTGGCTTCCTTCATGCCGTATTCGGAGACCGACCTCGCTTCGATCTTCTCTTCGGTAAATATAGCTCTCGACGATCTTGACTTGCCCGATCTGGACGAAGAAAAGCCCGTTCTTCCCAAGGAGAAACCGCTCCAGACCCATACGGTGATGCGCTTCAAGGTGCCGGTCGATGACCAAGGCTGGATCGTCGATCTGATCGAAAAGACCATGAAGAGCCAGAAATTCACCGAGGACGACAGCCTCACCAACGCCGGCGACGCACTTGTGTTCCTGCTCAAGCAGACAACGGAGTAATCAGATGTCCAGATGTTCTCGTCCTGAATGCGAAGGCTGTATCAACAAGGAATTCGATCCCTTCCGTTGTGACAAGTGTGTCGATGGAAGCCATTGGGAGGGCGAGGACGTCGAAGAAGAGCTGACCTACGCCGAGTTCAAAGACCTTTTCGGAGAAGCCGCATGACCATCAACACGATTGCCTACGCACGCGACAAGAAGGGTGCGCTGGCTGTGTTCAAGATCAACGAGGCGGTCTCTTTCGAGGGCGCCATCGAAGCAGTAAAGATCGACCTTGGTGTTGATCGCGCTCTCTGCTTGGTGCTGAACAAGCCTCAAGTCTCCGAAGAACCCGTTCCCAATGAGGAAGCAGTTGCATGAGTGACCCCAAAATTGAAATGTGGCAGCCGAGTCGGCTGATCCCCTACGAAAACAACGCCAAGATTCACGACCCGAAGCAGGTTGAGAAGATTGCCAAGTCCATTGCCGAGTTCGGCTGGCGCGGCAACCCCATCGTCGTCGATAAGGAAGGCGTCATCATTGCCGGTCACGGTCGTCGCCTGGCTGCCCTGAAGCTCGGCCTGGCCCAAGTGCCGGTCGTCGTTGCTTCTGACCTGACCGAAGATCAGATCAAGGCGCTGCGCCTGGCTGACAACCGCGTCGCCATCGGTGACTACGACAGCGACCTGCTGCAATCGGAACTGGCCAGCATCACGGTCGATCTGGAAGGCATCTTCGACAAGAAGGAGCTGGACTTCCTGGTGACTGCCGACCTCGGCGAAATCAAGACCGAAGCCTTTGTCGTCGATCTGGACGAAGAGGTGAAGGCCCAGGCTGCCGAGACCAACAAGAAGATCGAGGAAGCCGATGAAAAGCCGATCAAGATTGAAAAGGCACTTGGGTTCAAGTCGATCCAAGGCAAGGACGAGCGTTGGGTGGCTCGCTTCATGGCACAAGTGGAAGCGGAAACTGGAAAGACGGGCGCGGAAGCGTTTGTTGAGTTCGTTCGGAATCTCATGCAGCCGCAAGCTGCGTGACTACAAGGATAAGTCACAAATGATTGATGCTTACAAGGGCATGCCCAAGACGGTGCGGATCGGTTGCTACATCTTCCGCATCGAGATTCACGAATTCGAGGACGCTGAAGCTGACGGCGTGTTCGGCCACATGAACCCGATCAGCCAGAAGATTCGCATCCGGCCCGGCATGACTGCGCAGAACCTCGCAAACACCTTCATCCATGAAGTGCTGCATGGGATCAACTGGCTGTCGCAGGCGGGCGTCCATACGGGCGGCAGCTATTCCGACACCGAAGAAGATTTCGTCACCAAGGGCGCGAACGGTCTCTGCCAGTTCTGGCAAGACAACCCGAAGGCGACCGCCTGGTGGGCAAAGATTCTGAAGCTGGAGGAAGTGGAGTGAGCGTCTATCACATCGACAAGCGCTTCCACACCGAGGTCGAGCGCACGGATCGCGTCCTGGAGATCGCAGAAGCCTTCGGCCTGGGTCTCGACGACAAGGAGTTCGTCGTGTTCGACCACCAGCCTATCGAGATCGAGCAGGGCGATGTCGTCTATGTCACGGGCCAGTCCGGCTCGGGCAAATCGACCGTTCTGAAGGAGCTGGTGATCCAGATGAACACCGAGGGATTGCGCGTCGCCGACATCGACAAGGTGGAGCTGCTGGACAAGCCTCTGATCGACCAGATCGGGAAAGACACGGCTGAAGCCCTGAACCTTCTGTCCATCGCCGGCCTGAACGACGCCTACCTGTTCATCCGAAAGCCCAAGGAGCTGTCTGACGGCCAGCGCTACCGCTTCCGGCTCGCCAAGATCATCGAGTCCGGGGCGAAGGTTTGGGTCGCTGACGAGTTCCTGGCTGTTCTCGACCGCACGACCGCCAAGGTCATCGCGTTCAACTTGCAGAAGGTGGCACGCAAGATGGGCGCAACGCTGATGGTTGCCACCACCCACACGGATATGGTCGATGACCTGGCGCCGAACCTCTACATCGAGAAAAAATACAGAGAGAAGATCCACATCGAAAGGAATCCCGAGTGAGTCAGTCCGGCATCTACAGGATTCTCAACGAGATCAACGGCAAGTTCTACATCGGTAGTGCCGCAAGATGAGCGAAAGCATTAAGGCTGCGCTCGCGGCGAAAAAGCAACTCAACTCTCCTGAAGGATACAAGCAATGAAGCAATACATCGGTTCCAAGCTCATCAACGCGAAGCCCATGACTCGCGCCGAATACAACGTGTTTCGCGGGTGGGAGCTGCCTGCCGACGAAAACGGTGCCGACGAGGGCTATATGGTCGAATACATCGACGGCGGCAAGGCCAATACTGCCGAATACGCCGGCTACGTCAGTTGGTCGCCGAAAGACGTGTTCGAGCGGGCCTATCACCCTGTCGTTGGCATGAACTTCGGCCAGGCGCTTGAAGCGCTGAAGGCCGGCAAGAAGGTCTCCCGCGCTGGCTGGAATGGCAAGGGCATGTTCCTGTTCCTGGTGCCTGGCTCGACCTTCAAGGTCTCCCGCGCCCCGCTGTTGGGCATCTACCAGGAAGGCACTGAGATCAACTACTGCCCTCACATCGACATGAAAACTGCCGACGATAAGGTTGTGCCGTGGCTCGCCTCGCAGACCGACGTGCTGGCTGACGATTGGGGAGTTGTGGCATGAAGGAAGTCATCGTTTTCACCAGCCCGACCTGTGCGCCGTGCAAGCAACTGAAGCCGGAGCTGGAGTTTCAGTCCAAACATCGCGACTTCCCCATGCGCGTCGTGGAGATGAAGTTTGAGAACCAGGAAGAGTTCGCCAAATACGGCGTTCGCAATGTTCCGACTGTCGTCTGTCACGATGGCGAACAGGAAATCGGTCGCTTCATCGGCGGCATGACCACCACTGCAATCGAAGCCAAGTTGGCGGAGTGGGGTCTGTAATGCCGACCTACATGAAGGTGACGCTGGTCATCGTTTTCGTGCTGTGGCTCGCTGCGCACTGGCCTGACGACAACTGGCCCAATGACGGAGCTGCCGCATGATCGGCTTCTTCGACTACCTGCTGATGTTCTGTGGCAGTTTCGTGCTGGTGTTCCTCCTGGGCATCCAGTCGCGCAATGTGGTCGCAGGGCGCTACATGGCGGCCATGCTGACCTCGTTCGGCATCTCCGTGAGCAACTTCATCTTCGTGAAATACGCCGCAACCGGCGCCCTCGACGTGTTCTTCGTGAATGCGGCCGGCGGGTGCCTTGGGATTGCCGGCTCCATCTTCTTCTACAAGAACATCATCGAAAGGAAAGCATTGTGGCAAAGAGCAAAGCAGACATCGCCCGGCAACTGAGCAACGACAAGAGCGCGAATGGGTCGCAATCGGTCTCTGACGTAGCCAAAAAGCTCAACGAAGGTCTCGGGAAGCCCCTGACCATCAAAACGCCCCTGGAAGGCTCTGGCAACAAAGGTAAGAAATGATTCTCCTGGATAACCAAGACCTCCTGGTGGAGCGCCGGCAGGTGCCGGCCAAGCACGCCCTGTCGCTGCTGCCGGAAATCTACGTCGAGCGCGGCACCAAGGAAGATTGGGATCTCCTCCACGAACTGCACTACAAGGCGGAGAACCTTGGCATCGGGCCGAGGATCTTCCGCTGCGTGCTTCGCGGGCAGACCATCGGTGTTGGCGTCATGACCGTGCCGAAGATGCTGCTCTCGGGCCGCAACGAGCTTTTCACGCACCTGCGTCCGAACGTCGGTGGCCGTGACACCAAGATCATCAACAAGTATCGGGCCGAGTGGATCAACGATCACGCCTGCACGAACTCCCGCCTCGTCCTGGACACGATGTATCGCGGAGCTGGTATCGCCTACCGAATGCAGAACCTCATGATGCGCATGACGGGCTGCAAGCTGGTGGAGTTCCAGTCCTCTATGTCGAAGTTCAACCCGTTCGCCTCGAAGGCTGGCATTCGCTTCACCAAGCCGAAACGCTCCTCCAACTACGAGCGTGGCCTGCAATGGTTCCGGCGGTGGTTTGAGTCCATCCCGACCGACTTCGTTGGGATCATGGCGGAGCTGGACTTGATGCCTGGCAAGGCACGCGAAAAGTGCGTGGCTGAAATGCGCAAGTTCTACTACGACTTCAGTTCGATGGAGAAGTCCGGCGACAACCGCATGAATGGCACCCGCCGGGTGGATGCGCTGCCGGTCGATAAGCTCCTCAAGAACCTTCAGCAGTTGGTGTTCGCCAGCCCGCTGTATGGCGTCTATGTAAATCCCGACTATGACGACGCCAAAGGCTGCGCGGTCGAGCTACCTGACCGACTGCCTCTCCTGGCGTTCGACAATCAAGCCGTAGATGCCCCTCTGAAACTTTCCACACTGCACTGACACCATGCACCTCACACCGAAACAACTCGAAGTCCTGCGGATCATCGCGAAGGGCAACCATGACGGGTCGGTCGCCGACCTGGACGAGATCATCGAGCGATGCGAATACAAGCCGACAAAGCAGGCGATTCAATTCACGATCCGCGCCTTGGTGAAGCACGAACTCATCGAGAAGTTGGGTTCGGAGAAGCGCCGTGGTCGGTTGCGCGTCCTGATTGGGGCGACCGTCTTGGGTCAGCATCATGCCAACGCCGGCGTTCTTTCCGTAGCCGCAGCGATCATTGAGTCTCCTGAAATTGACTTGGGGTGACTTGGGGCCGCCATGCTTCATCGCTATATTTAATATATAAGATAAGTCAGTAATGAATACTCTAAATATTATCGACAACGACTTGGGTTCCCAAGATGATCCCAAGGTGACGCTCGTCGGTTCCGAATTCATTGCCGGCCCCGAAGGTAATGCGATGATCTCGGAAGCTCGCGGCTACACAGTCCATAGCTTTCCCAATGGCGAGGTCTATCACGCGCTCGGCCCCTACCTGATGGAGCATTCACCCGATTACTGCGGAGACTCGGCGCTGACATGCGAACTCCTGGAGCTTCATGGCGTAACCCTGATGGTGTTCCCAATCGAGAAGCCGGCACGGTCGAAGAAGTTTCAACCTGGCTTCTCGGCGTTCTTTGAGATCGACGACGTTCTCTACGCCACCACCTCCCAACCGACCGAAGAAGCGGCCTGCGCTGCGGCTCTCTGGTCTGTTCTGACAAGTAAGTCACGACTGACTTGACATTTAGGACAAGATCGAATATGCTGCGCACTCGAAATCTCCTTTCGGTCTTTCTCCTCCTGAATGGGCGCACACCTCCCGCGCCCTTTTTTTTCGTCTGACGAGAGACCGTCAGGAAAAAGGAACAAAGATGACGAAGAAAGCTGCACCGGCAACCGCCGAAGAGGGCAAGAAAACCAAGCGCCTTACCCCGAAGCAATGGGCCGAGGCGGAAGCACTGTGGGCGTCCGGCGAAGTGACGCTCGGCCAGCTTGCGAGCAAGTTCGGTATTGCGGAGCAGTCGATTCATCGACACATGCGTCAGAAGGGCATCGAGAAGGGCGCTGACGCTGCCAAACACAAGAAGAAGGTCGCTGAAGCTGTAACCGCTGCGGCTGTCGATGACGCGACGATTCTTGCTGGTCGCATTCGCGAGACCAAGGAAGAACACTACAAGATGTCCTCTGCCATCGCGAAGCTCGCCTGGCAGGAGATTCTGACCGCAAAACAGAACGGCTCGCCGGTCTCTGTGGCCATGAACAACCTCAAGGCGCTCGACAGCGCCATGAACGTCATGACCAAGGCCCGTATCGAGCGTTGGGCTGTCCTTGGCCTGGATCGCGCCGACTACGTTGATGAAGATGGTCTGCCTGAACTGCTGATCTCCGAACTGACGGCGGATCAGATTCAGGAACTTCGTGATCGCGACTTCAATGAGTTCGAGGAACTGCCCGCAGAGGCGGTTCAGATCGACGCAGGCGGTCTCCAGGATGACGCTGACGACGGCGTGGTCGAGGAAGAGTAATCGTGGCTGAGAAAGCGAAACTCTCCCTCCATCCGAAGCAGATGGAAGTCTATAAGTCCAAGGCGCGTTTCCGCGTCGTGGTCGCTGGTCGCCGGTGGGGTAAGTCGCAGCTTTCCAAGGTTCTGATGATTACCAAGGCGGCCAACAAGCCCAAGCAGAAAATCTGGTATGTGGCCCCGACGTATCGAATGGCCAAGCAGATTCTCTGGACTGACCTCCTGGACGCCATCCCGAAGAAGTGGATCAAGAAGATCAACGAGACCACGCTGTCCATTCTGTTCGTCAATGGCAGCCGCATCGAACTGAAGGGCGCTGACAAGGCGGATTCCCTGCGAGGCGTTGGTATTCACTTCCTGGTGCTGGACGAGTTCCAGGACATGAGCGAAGAGACCTGGACTCAAGTCCTCCGTCCGACGTTGGCCGATACCGGCGGTCATGCCATTTTCATTGGAACCCCCAAGGCATACAACCAACTCTACGCTCTCTACAAGCACGGCCAGGACGAACGCAAGGTCAAGACCGATCAGTGGATGTCCTGGCAGTTCCCGACCATCACGTCGCCGTTCATCCCGCTGTCGGAAATCGCCGCAGCCCGCGCTGATATGGACGAGAAGAGCTTCAAGCAGGAATTCGAGGCTTCCTTCGAGACCATGAGTGGCCGCGTCTATTACCCGTTCGACCGAAACGAGCATGTCGGCAAATACGAGTTCAACCCGAAGCTGCCGGTGTGGATCGGCATGGACTTCAACATCGACCCGATGAGTGCCGTGGTGTTCCAGCCGCAGCCCTCTGGCGAACTGTGGGCCGTCGATGAGATCGTCCAGTTTGGCTCGAACACGGAAGAGACCTGCGAAGCCATCGACAAGAAGCTCTGGCGCTACCAGAAACAAGTCACGATCTACCCTGACCCGGCAGGCGGCCAGCGTCAGCACGCTCGGGGTGAGACCGACCTGGACATCCTTCGCGAGAAGGGTTTTCGCCGCATCAAGTATCGCCGCAAGCACCCGTTCGTTGCCGACCGTGTGAATGCGGTCAATCGCATGCTGCGGAGCGCAGACGGCACCATCAGGCTGCGCATCAACCACACCTGCAAGCACCTCATCAACGCCTTCGAGCAAACCATCTACAAACCCGGCAGCCGCGACGTGGATAAAGACGCCGGTGTTGAACACGCCGCTGACGCGGCAGGCTACTGCATCGAGCTTGAATATCCGGTGCGCAAGATCGAGGTTGGCGGCATGTCTCGATGACACTTGCCAATCAGTCACGAATGACTTATATTAGGAAGAATCATGAAATTGAAACCTGGCCAAACCTCCGTCATTGACCCCACTGACGCCTCCGCACAAACGGTGGCGCCGGCCACTGACGAGCAGAAAAAGCTGAAGGCGCTGATCGCCCGTCGCCATCCCGAATACGAGGAAAAGATCCATCACTGGAAGTTCCTCGAAGAGACTTATGAAGGTGGTCGCGGCTGGTTCGAGGACAACATCTTCCGCTACATCAAGGAAGGCGATCAGGAATACGCTGACCGCGTGGCTCGCTGCTATCGGTTCAACCATAGCCGTGAAGTGGTCGATCTCATCAACAAGTATCTTTTCAAGCAGCACATTACCCGCAACGAAGATGCGCCCGAGAGCGTCAAACGCTTTTGGGAGAAGGCCACCAAGTCTGGTCTGAGCATCACCGAGTTCATGCGTCAGGCGAGCAAGCGCACGTCGATGCAGGGTCGTATCGGCATCGTTGTCGATACCACCGCTCCGGCTGGCAAGGTGCTGTCGAAGGCAGACGAGAAGGCAGCCGGTGTTCGCACCTACGCTTACATCGTCAGCCCGGAACAACTGCTCGACTATTCCTTCGACCAGGATGGCCAACTGAATTGGGCGCTGATCCGCGAGTGCGTGCGTGACGATGCCGATCCGTTCGAGTCCTCTGGCGAAGAAGTGGATCGTTTCCGCCTCTGGACGAAAGACGGCTGGAAGCTCTACGAAGAAAAGACCCAAGGCCGCCGCAAGGTCGTCGTGCTGGTCGATGAAGGTGACTACGACATCGGCGTCGTGCCGGTGATCCTGGCTGACCACATCATCGCTGACGAGGACTACGAAGCGCCGGCAATGATCGACGACATCGCCTACCTGGATCGTGCCGTCGCGAACTACCTGTCCAACCTGGATGCCATCATTCAGGATCAGACCTTCTCGCAACTGGCGATGCCGGCTCAGAACGTGCTGCCAGGCGAGGACAACTACACCAAGCTCGTCGAAATGGGAACCAAGCGTGTGTTCCTCTACGACGGCGAAGGTGGTGCCGCGCCGTTCTACCTGTCTCCTGATCCGAAACAGGCTGAACTGATTCTCGCCGTCATCAACAAGATCATCGGCGAAATCTACCACACGGTCGGTCTTGCTGGAGAGCGCACCAAGCAAGACAACGCTGTGGGCATCGACAACTCTTCGGGGGTTGCCAAGGCTTACGACTTCGAGCGAGTGAATGCTCTGTTGGCCGCGAAAGCGGATAGCCTGGAAGCCATCGAGAACAAGATCGCCTACCTCGTCGCCCTGTGGAATGGTGAAGAAGCCCGGATCAAGGGAGACATCGTTTCCTACCCGGACAACTTCGACACCCGTGGCCTCTACGACGAATTCGACATCGCCGCTCGTCTGATGCTGATCGACGCGCCGGACACGATTCGCCGTGAGCAGATGGTGATGGTTCTCGACAAGCTGTTCCCGCAGTTGAAGGCCGATCTCCGCAAGAAGATCGAGGCCGAGCTGAAGAACTGGCCTGTTGATCCAATCGAAGAAGCAATGAAGATCGCCCAAGCGAACGGCGGCGATCCCACGACCTCGACCTCCATCTCGAAGGGTGGCAACACGCCGACCCCGGCTGGTGGCGAGGGCAAGAAGCCGACCAAGGAAAAGCGCCAAGGTCAGGTGACGAAAGAATCCAAGTAGTAACCCCGTGGGTCAAGAGATAGGCCCGCAAACTCAACCAACGGCCTAGAGACTGGCCATGAAAGGAAAGTAAATGCTCGTAACTCGCAATGTGTGGATGAAGTATCACAGCCCGACTGACGGCGAAGGCAATGACCTCGGCGGCGGCGAAGGTTCTGGTGCTGACGACAAGGGTGGTTCCGAAGGCGGCGAAGGCGCTGCTGACGACAAGAAGGGTGAAGGCGAAGGTGAAGGCAAGGGCGGCAAGACCGGCCCGAGCGACGCTGAAGCCAAGCTCATCAAGGAGAACATGGCCAAGAAGGAACAGCTCCGCAAGGCCCAGGAAGAAATCGCCGCTCTGCGTAAGAGCGTTGAAGGTCTCGATCTGGACGAAGTGCGCAAGCTGGTCGCTGATCGCAAGACCGCCGAAGAAAAGGCGCTGGAAGCCAAGGGCGATTACGAGCGCCTGAAGCAGCGCATGGCGGAAGAACACAGCAAGGAAATCACGACCTTGAAGGCGCAGCTCGAAGCCCTCCAAGGCGAAAAGTCCAAGCTGGCAAGCACCATCAATGACCTGACGGTCGGCACGCAATTCGGCCAATCGAAGTTCATCGGTGAAGAACTGACCCTGACCCCGGCAAAGGCCCGCGTCATCTACGGCGATTACTTCGACGTGGAAGATGGCAAGATCGTCGGCTACGACAAGCCGCGTGGCGCTGCCGGTCGCACTGCGTTGGTCGATCAATACGGCTCTGCCGTTCCGTTCGATGCCGCTCTGCGCAAGATTGTCGAAGCTGACCCGGAGAAAGATCACCTGATGAAGTCGAAGGTGAAGGCCGGTGCAGGCTCCGACTCCAAGAAGGCAAGCGGTGAGCCGGCCAAGGAGCAGACCACTGACTCCATGAGCAAGATTGCCGCTGGTCTGAAGGGGCTGAAGGTCGTCTAATCTTCGAGTTTCGCTCGAAGTTGTAGAAATAAGTCATTGGTGACTGGACAAACGCCATGAGTTGTGGTATTGTTCAGTCATCGGTGACTTAGAGAGACTTAGGCCCGAAACACCAAACTCTCCTCACTTGAAAGGATAAGCAATGCCGCTGTTGAAAGCAGAAGCCGAAAAGCTGTCGAATAACCAGCTTGTTTCGGGCGTGATCGACGAGATCATCCAACGTGACGATATGTTCTCCGTTCTCCCGTTCATGGGCGTGAATGGCAAGGCATACGTCTATAACCGTGAAAACACCCTGGGTGGTGCTGACTTCCTTGATCCGAACGATCCGATCAACGAGTCTGCCGCTACCTTCACCGAGGTCGTGGCCAAGCTGCGCATCCTCGCTGGCGATGTGGACATCGACAAGTTCCTGCAATCCACGATGGGCGACTCCAACGACCAGATGGCGATCCAGATCGCTAAGAAGGCCAAGGCTGTTGCTCGCAAGTTCCACCAGACCCTCGCCCAAGGCGACTCCGCTGTCGATGCCAAGAGCTTCGACGGTCTGCCGAAGCTGGTCACTGCCGGTCAAACCGTTTCCGCTGGTGCTAACGGCGGCGCTCTGACCCTGAGCATGCTGGACGAACTGTGCGACGCCGTTCCGAATGGCGCCGACGTTCTGGTGATGCGTCGTGGCACCATCCGTGCCTTCCGTGGTCTGCTCCGCGCTACCTACGGCACCGACGCTGTGATGCAGCAGTTGGAAAACTTCGGTCGTCCGATGCTGACCCACAACGGGATTCCGGTCATCATGAACGAATTCCTGGCTGGCGACGAGGACAAGGGTTCTGCCACCGACACCTGCTCGGTCTATGCCCTGCGTCTGAACGAGCTGGATGGCCTGCACGGCATCTACGGCGGCGACAACGCTGGTATCGTGGTCGAGAACATCGGCACCGTCCAGAACAAGGATGCAACCCGCATCCGTCTGAAGTGGTATGCCGGCCTGGCCCTGAAATCGACTCGTTCGATTGCTCGTCTGCAAGGCGTCACCAACATCTAATCCTTGTGCATCAGTCACAGGTGACTTAGAATAGAAGGCGGGGAGAAATCCCCGCCTTTGTCATTTCTGGAAGGAACAAACATGAAACTCCGTCTGACTGCTCCTGGCTGGCAAACCTACACTGGCCAAATGGGCGTGATCTTCTTCGAGAACGGCCTGTCCGTGGCTGACGTGCTGCCTGTTGATGCCGTGCGCGTCGCTGGCGTTATCGGCGCCGAATGGGAAGATGGTCGCCCCGCCAACGTAAGCCAAATCTACCTCGACAACATGCAGACCGAGGCTGCAATCGCCAAGGACAACCGCGAACCGGAAGCTCCTGTCGAAGCAAAGCTGGCCGATGCCGCTCCGCTGGTTGCCGACCTGATGGCTCCGACCTACACCGAAGATCAACTGGCCGAAATCGCTGACAAGTCCGGCATCGCTGGTCTGCGCGAAATCGCTGAACCGCTCGGCATCAAGGGTAACTCCATTGCCGGTCTGGTCTCTGCGATCCTGAAGGCCGCTGGCGCTCCGAAGGCCGAGTAATGGACATCTATCTCGCCGGAACTCCGGTCGCCCTGACCGTTGCCTTGCAAGACCGCAATGGCAACGCTCTGGAAGTGGCCTCTGTTGAATACCGCATCGTCAAGCAAGACGGCGCTGAAGTGGTGGCTCGCACCCCGCTGGCGTCTTTCGGTGGCGGCTCCGAGGCCGTGATCGAGATTTCGGCTGAGATCAATGCCGTCGCTGTCATCAATCCTGCAACCGTCACGGCTGCTCAGATCGACTCCCTGTTCGTCCGTGAGGCACGCACCGTGGAGTTGTTCTGCACCGATGGCGTCGGCAATACGGTTCTGCTCACCAAGACCTACGCGCTGGAACGCGCTGACACCCTGTTCGCCGGTCTGAACTCTTTCCAGACGTTCAGCCAGGCAGAACTCGTCGCTCTCGACATCCCGCAACTCGCCGGCTGGAACAACGCCAACGAGAAGGACAAGATTGCCGCGCTGATCGAAGCCCGTCTGCAAATCTGCCAACTGCGCTTCAACATCATCAACTCCAACGTGAATTGGGGTCAGGACAACCTGAACTACGTCCCGGAAGGCTCTTACCCGACGCCCTACGCCGGCATGTTCATGTTCAACGGCAACCTTGCACTCATCACGCCGATGGCTTTCGACAAGCTGCCTGCCCGCTTCAAGCTGGCTCTGTGTCGCGCTCAAGTCGCCCAGGCTGACGCTGTGCTTGGTGGTGATCCGGTCGATGCCCGCCGCAAGGAAGGCTTGATCCTGGAATCCATCGGTGAAGTGAAGCAGATGTTCCGTGGCGGCAAGCCGCTTGACCTGCCGGTCTCGAAACGCGCTCTGAAATACCTGTCGCCGTTCGTTTCGTTCTCGCAGCGCATCGGTCGAGGCTAATCATGCTGTATGACTCCCTGGCCACGCGCCTGACTGCTGAATACGATCTGTTCCTGTATGCCTTGAGTGGCCGTTACCAGCAGATGCGTGCGCCAGGCGTCGCAGCTTCACCCCGAGCGATTGCAGACCTGAATTACAAGGCGCATGAACTCGCCAGCACGTTCTACCAGATCGCCAGCGATGAGATTGCGACCTACATCGACCCGATGATCGAGGCCGCGTCTGAGAGCGTTGCTGACCGTCTGACGCAGCGCAAAATTGCAGTGCTGACCCTGATTACCTCGATGCTGCTTGAAAACGTGCATCAGGTCGTCAAAACGGCACGCACTGGCATCACCGGCCCCGGAGACATGCTCAAGGGCAGCACCGGCGCCATTGGTTCGCTGTTGCAGCGCATGATGGCCAAGATCACCTTCAAGGCGACCGACACGTCGGGCCGGAAGTGGGATGCGGAGAAGTTGTTCCGTGTCGTCGTGCGTGACTTTGCCTACCAGGCATGGCTCGACCGACAAGTCGAGCAACTTGACGAGGCTGGCGTGACGCTCGTCACCAATAACCAAAACGCTGTGTTCCCGCTCTCGGAGTTCGAGAACGTGCGGGCGCAGTATTTCCACATCAACTCCAACGCGATCCCGACCCCCTATGTTCCGTCCTAACCAGAACTGCCAAATCCAGAAGTCGTCGGGCAAGACCGACGTGTATGGCATGCCCGTGCCTGGCATCAAAGTCTCTGAGCGCCTGGCTGTTATCGAACTCAACATCCTGAACGAGAAGTCGTCGGTTCGCGCCGACACCTCCGCTTCCAGAGGCAATGCGCAAGAGCTGGAGGTTGTCTCCAAGTTCCTGCTGACCAAGAACACTGCCGCGCAGATCAACGACATCCTGATCTACGGCGGCCACAGCTTCCGCGTGAAGTCGATGTTCCCGCGCCATGACCTGCAAGGCGATCTCGACCACTACGAAGTGACCTGCACCTTCTGGAGCGCCCAATGAACCTGCTGCCCATCGCTGAAAAGCTCGAAGCAGATGGCGTCGGCGTGATGGCTGACACCATCTTCATCAACATGATTCCCGCCGAGGCGCCGACCGGCGTGCTGCTGCGCAATCCGCTGGCCGGCACGCAGATCGACTACGAGCTGCCTGGCTTCTACAAGACCGACTTCAAGGTCATCTGCCGCGCCCCGAGCTACGCTGAAGGCGAGGCGTTGATCCAGGCTGTGTTCGACTCGCTGACGCTTCAGAATGCGCAAGTTGGCTCGATGTATGTGAAGCACATGCGCCCCAAGACGAAGCCTGTTGTTTTCCCGCTCTCGAAGGGCAACCTGCTGGAGTTCTCGGCAGACTTCTCGATCTGCTTCACGGAATAACATGCCGTTCGAGCCAGGCGAATTCGAGCAACTGAAACTTCAGCTCCGGCGACTCGGCAACATTACCGAAGTCACCAATCAGGAGATGAAGGCGATGGCGGTCGAGCTTCAGCAGAAGGCCAAGAACATGGCGCCTCGCGATTACGAGGATCTGATGGACGCCATTCAGATTCGCGAAACGGCAGGGCAGGGCGCCGGCGGTCGCTTCGTTAAAGGCGTGCGGAACTACGAGGTCTATATCAACAACCAGCATCCGGTGAAAGACCCGGATCGCAAGGGCGTCGATCACGTCGGCGCCTACGCATGGTATGTCCATGAACACATGGGTTGGGCCAGTGCGCCAAAGCCATTCATGCCGAACAAGGATCGAACAACAGGCCCGAACGGCGAAGAGCGTGGCGGGATGTTCATGGAGCGTGCTGCGCTGGAGCTGGATCACTACTTCCACATGCGCCTCGCGACGGTCGTCCGTAAGTATATTGAGGCTATGGACATTTAAGTCCTGTTGTGGTAATCTCGATAAGTCAGTCCTGACTGAATAACTCCCCTTTGCAAAGGAAAGGAAAACTCTATGGCAAGCGACATCAAAAACGTCAAGCTCGGCGTGTGCAAGGTGACTTTCGACGGTCAAGACCTTGGCTACACCAAGGGCGGCGTCGAAGTTTCGGTGAAAACCGAAACCCACAAGGTCATGGTCGATCAATTCGGCAAGACCCCGATCAACGAATACATCATGGGCCGTGAAGTCCAGGTGAAGGTTCCGTTGGCCGAAACCACGCTGGAAAACCTCGTCAAGATCATGCCGGGCGCTACGCTCGTCACCGATGGCGTTGATCCGACCAAGAAGGTTGTGAATGTGCCGACCGGCATCGGTTCCAACCTGCTGGACATCGCCAAGGCTCTGGTTCTGCACCCGGTTGGCAAGCCGGAATCCGACAAGTCTGACGACTTCACCGTGTTCAAGGCCGCGACCGCCGGCGCTCTGCAATTCAGCTACAAGCTGGAAGATGAGCGCGTGTATTCCTGCGAGTTCAACGGCTACCCGGACGCAAACGGCAAGCTGTTCGCAGTTGGCGACACGACCGCCGTCTGATAAACTGATGGCTCAGTCATTCGTGACTGATTAGAAACCAAGACCAAGCCCCGCTGCCTCAAGCGGGGCTACCCACATCAAGGAGCAAGAAATGAAAGTTTTGAACCTGGACAAGCTGGCCAAAAAGGAAGGTCGCGAACTGGTTATCTTCGGCAAAACCTATGAAGTCGAAGGCATGACCGTTGCCAATTTCATCGAAACCACTCGCGTTGCCGAGCAACTGGCTGAAGAGCCGTCGCTGGTGAAGCAGGTGGAAGCCACCATCGACATGATTGCCCGTAGCGTGCCGTCCGTCGATAAGGCTGACCTGGCCAAGCTGGAACTCGTCCAGCTCCAGGCAATCGTCAAGTTCATTCGCGGCGAGGAAGTCGAAGGCGTCGAAGGCGCTGCGGCCCAAGCCGAAGGTGTCGCCCAAGAGGGCGGCGAAGCAAAAAAGTAACAAACGCCGACATCGAGGAACTCGACTTCGGGTTCCTCTTTTGTCGGGTGAGCCACTTCTACTCGATGTCCTACGGAGAAGTGATGGTCATGCCGGTGAGGGCGTTCTGGTTGATGAACTCCAACATTGATCGCATCCAGGCTCAGAAGGACATGCGCTCTCTGACCGTTGCAGTGTGCGGGCAGGGCGGCGGTGAAGCTGCACAGAGCTTCCGTCAGCGCCTCGTCATTGAGGCTGGCGAAGTCGTGAAGCTGAAATTCGACCCGATCCGGGAAGCTGTTCGTGACGAGGAAGGGTTCAGCGCACTGAGGGAAATGGCACAAACGATGTAACTCAAGGAATTCAAAATGGCTGCTGGCGGCGAGATCAAAAACACCCTAACCCTGGACGTATCCAAGTTCAGTTCTGCTCTCGATAAGGCCATCAGTGGCACTGATAACCTTGAGAAGCATCTGAAGAGTGCGGCAAAGGTCGCTGCTGACTTCGATAAGGGCATTACCGGAGTCGGCAAAGACCTTGCCAATATCGCATCGAACTTCCGTCTGTTGGATCAGACGGTAGGCAGCATGGTCTCCAAGCTAACCGGCATCGTTGCCGGTTTTGACGCGCTTGGGAAGCATTCTGGAAATGCTGCAATCGGCGTTGAGCGTCTTGGCTCCGCCGTCAAGAAAACTACGAGCATTGACGCCGGTCAGTGGCTCAAGAAATACGCTGGCGAACTCGGCAACCTGACTCCGGCCCTGAAGAGCGCCGTGGCATCCATCATCGAGTTCGACAAGGCAAACGCCGCATCGGCAAAATCTACCTCCGACCTGGCCAACAAGTCTGCGCAAGCGAAGATCAAGGCGCTCGAAACCGAACGCCTGGCCAATAACCAGATCATCGCTGACCGTCGCAAGACGATGGAAGAGCTGCAAAAGATCCAGGCTGAGTTTGACGCCCGCGCCGCTGCTGCTCAAGCCAAGGTTGCAGAAGCTCGTCGCCGCAAGAAGAACGGCTCCGCTGCTCGCGCCGAGTTGGCCGAAGCTGCCGGACAGTCTGCGTCTGTCGCTGCCGACATCAACTCGCTCCAGGAAGTCATCAAGCAGATTCGCTACAAGAATCTCGGCATCGGTGAAACCATCAAGCTGACCGAAGCTGAGATCGTCGCTATCGAGAAGAAGGCTGCTGCTGAGAAGCTCGCTGCTGAAGCCGCGAAGGTTGCACGTCGCGAAGATCAAGCTGCTGCAAAGGCGTCGAAGCAGGCCGCTGACGAAGCTGCAAAGGCCGCCAAGGAAGCCGCAGCCGAGCGCATTCGCGCAGCCAAGGAAGCTGCCGCTTTCGAGCGTCAGCAGGCAAACGAGATCGCGATCATGTGGCGCGGCATGGCTCAACTGTGGGCGGCCAGCAAGATCGGCGCAGGCTTCGGCGCTTCGCTCAAGGCTGGCGATGATCGTCAGCGCATGATTGAGCGTTACGAGACCTTGAACATGGGTGGCCCGGAGGGCGTTCGTCGCTCTATCGCCGGCGCCGAAAAGGTTGTCGAGCAAAACCCGAACTTGTCCGTCACCGAGGCGATGAAGCTCTACATGGCTGCGCAAGCCGGTATGGCCCGCCCTGACCACGAAGCACTCGACACCATCGTTCCCGAAATCGCCAAGGTGCTAACCGTTCTGCAACGTCAGTTCCCGGAACAGGCACACAACATCGAGAACCTTGGCCGTAACTTCATGGGCGTGATGGAGTCGATGGGTATTACTCACGACACCAAGAAGATGACGGACGCGCTCGATAACGTCTATCGTGCTTTGCTTGCTACGCAGGGCAAGATGAACGAGCAAGACCTTGAAACGATCATGCGTCGTGGCGGCGCTGGTAACGCTGCAAACAAGGGTCTCGAAGCAATCCTGTGGGACGTTGCTGCCGCTTCTCAGTTGAAGGTTATGGGCGGTGGCGCCGGCGGTGGCGCCGGTGGTGTCTCGACCTTCGCGACCTCTGAAAAGATGGCGCTGAAGCGCATCATGGGCGGCACTCGCGAAACCTACGCCGGCCTTCAGAACCAACTGGACTTCGGTCTCGTCGATAAGGAAGAGCTGCTCGCCGCCAACAACGGCAAGCTCGGCCGCAACTACAAGCCTGTCGCCTGGAAGGGCGCCAATGAGGCGATGGAGAACCCGATTCCATACCTCATCAACGTCGCCGAGTCTGTCAAGACACAGCTCAAGGAAGGCGGCAAGAAGGCTGAACCTTTCACCAAGGGTCTCGATGTCACTGACGACCGGCAACTGAGCATCGCCTTCGGTAAGTGGGTCGATAAGACCATCGGCAACACGAACGTCGCCGAAATCATGAAGGCTGTCGCTCCGCACGACACGCAGAACCGTCTGAAGGAAGAAGTCGAGACCTCCAAGAACGCCGTGTCCTACGAAGAAGCGCAGAAGAAGGCGCTTGAGTCCTGGGACGAGACCATCAAGAAGATCAAGTCTCGCCTGGATGATCTCGGTGCAACTGTTGGCGTTGAACTCATCAAGGCGCTGAAGCCGGTTGCTGAAGCGTTTGCAACCCTGCTCGATGCTGCTGCGTCCTTCGCCAAGGAAAACCCTGTCGCCACTCAGATGACGGCCATTGCTGCTGCCGCTGGTGGCGCTGTGCTTGGTTTGCGTGGCCTGGCCGCAATGTTCGGTGTTGTCGGTTCGACCTCTGCCGTCATGTCTCGCGTCGGTGCCGGCATCCTGTCTGTGTTGAATCCGATGAACTCGGTTCGCGCTGCTGCGGACAAGTTCGGCGCAAGCATGACGACCATGCAGCAAGCGAATCACGCTGCTTGGGCCAAGATGGTTACTTCGACCACGGGCGCAACCAGCACGATTGGCTCGCGCATGACCTATCTTGCAACCGTCACTGGCAATGCCTTCAAGATGATCGGTGGCGCCTTCATGAAGGCCATCCCGTTAGTCGGCTGGCTGCTGATGGCGTGGGACTTCGCTAAACTGATCGGTAACGTGAAGGTTGGCGGCTCCAAGATTTCCGACTGGATGACCTACTACGCCGAGAAGGCGCTGTTGGGTTGGGAAGTTGCATGGGCCAAGCTGAAGAGTCGCTGGATCGAATTCAAGAAGTGGATCGGCGGTGACGACTACCTCGACTACAAGAACGACAAGGCTGCGAACGATGCCGTCCTTGCTCGCGCTCAAGGCGCCAACGATGCGCTGAAAGGCCCGAAGAAGGCGCCGGAAGAGAAGAAGGAAGAGGGTGGTCAGGGTGGTCACGGCACGACCGGCCACGGCGTTACCACTGGCGGCACCGTCAATGGTCGCCCGAACCCGATCACCGCACCGGAAGGCGACACCTCCCTGCCGTCGCAAGACAAGAGCAAGCGCACCCGCTTGTTCCAGGATGCGTTCGCTCGTCAGTTCTACGCTGCCGAAACCCGCGCCAACATCGAAGGTCTGAAGATCGACGCGCTGATGAGTGGCACGCCGAACTTCGAGGATCAGGCGCGTCAAGAAGTCATCAAGATGTGGATGGGTGGCGACCTGGATGACGGCAAAGACCCGTCGCATCGCAAGGCTGTTAAGGGCGCCACCTACAACAAGCAAGGCGTGAATACCGGCTACGATCCGCTGGTCGGCTACTCGCCCGAGCAAATGGATTGGGATGCCGAGATCAAGATTGGCACCGACGCTGAAGGCAAGGCAATTACCCGCACGCTCCGCCAGCTCCAGGAACTCATCGCAAAGCGCAAGGAAGAGCAGGCGCTTCTCGATGGTTCGAAGTTCGCCAAGGAGCGTAGCGCCGCTGCTGACGAGGAAGCAGCGACGGCAATGAAGCGCCTGGCCGGCGAAACGCTCGGCGAAACTGACGCCATGCGTGCCTTGAACCGCGAGTTCGCACGCAAGGAAAAGGGCAACCCTGGCATCGCCAACAACAAGGACTATCAGGCCGAAAAGCAAGCGGCGCTGGCCGGTCAAGCCGTTGCTGACTACGCAAACATGGGCGCCAGCCTTGTTCAAAAGAACAAGGAAATGGAAGCTCAGTTCCTCTCGACTGAGCGTGAGCGCCTGGAAGCTGGCGTTCAAGCGACCTACGAAGCGAAGCGCCGCGAAGCTCAAATCGTCATGGATCAGCTCGACCGCCAAATCAAGGCGCTTGAAGAGTCCGGCATGAAGGGCAGCAAGGCGTGGAACGACGCTATTGAGGCTCGCAAGCAGGGTGAGGATGAATTCACGCGCTACCTCAAGAACATTTCTGAGCAGCGCGCTCGCGATCTTGAGTCTCCGGCCAAGAAGATGTTCCGTGAGTGGAGCGACATCTACTCGCAGCTTGACCAACTTCAGGCAAAGTGGGCAGATGGCTTTACTGATCTGCTCGGCGACCTGATTACGACCGGCCAGGCCGACTGGAAGGGATTTGTTCGCAGCATGCTGACCGATCTGTCCAAGGTCGCCATGAAGGCCGCTATCGGGCAGATGCTCGGCGGTGACGGTGGTCTGACTGGCGGCGTCGGTATTGGACAGCTCGCGAAGGGTCTCTTCACTGGTGGCGGCGTGACTGGCGGCGGGATGATTGGCGCCTGGATCAACAAGCGCAATGGTCTTGCTGCTGACGGCATGGGGCCGCCGGTTCCAGAAGCTATGCGCGGTGCGACCAGTATGGTTGGCGGTCTCAATGTCGGCGTCGGTGACGAGGCTGCGGAAGCCGCCAAGCAGCTTGGCTCCTCGCTGAAGAGCGCCGACACGGCTCTCCAGGCGACCACAACCGCACAGCAAGGCGCAACGGCAGCGGTTACGGCCAGCACTGCCGCGACCACGACTGACACTGCTGCGACCACGACCAACACCGCAGCCACGACCGCAAACACTGGCTCGACTGCCGCAAACACCGTGGCCGAAACGACCAACACCGGCGTCGTTGCTACCGACACCGTGACGGAAGTTGCCAACACTGGCGTCACGCAGACGGGCGAGATTCCCGCCACCGCTGCGGCGACGACCGCAATGGGTGCGCTGACCGTCGCTGCTCAAGCTGCTGCTGCCAAGTTGGTTGCAAGCGCGAACGGCAACGCCTTCGGGATGGGTGGTCTCATCACCGCATTTGCGAACGGTGGCGCCTTCACCAACGGCATCTACTCTGATCCGACGCTGTTCAAGTTCGCGAACGGCGGTCAGTTTGGCGTGATGGGCGAAGCCGGCCCGGAAGCGGTCATGCCGCTGTCTCGCGATGGCAAGGGTCGCCTGGGTGTCACGGTCAATGAAGGATCGACGGGCGGTGGCGACAACACCGTCGTCAATATCGCCATCACGGTCAATAGCGAAGGCGGCGAAAAGCAAACCTCTGTCGGCGATGAAGCCTCGCAGTGGAAGCAGATGGCCAACCGCGTCAAGTCCGTCGTTCGGGAAGAGCTGGCAGTGCAGCAGCGTCCGGGTGGCGTCCTTTACAAATAAGTCACGGATGAATTACAATGAGCAAGCCTACTTTTACTTGGACTCCCGACCTCGGCGCACAGCAGAGCATTAAGCCGAATGTCACCCAAACGAAGTTTGGAGATGGTTACGAGCTGCGGGTGGCGCAGGGCATTAACACTCAGCCCCGCACCTGGGCAGTGACCTTCTCCAAGGGGCCGAATGAAATGACGGCGATTCTTGACTTCCTCGAAGCGAGGGCCGGCGTCGAAGCGTTCAACTGGACTGATCCGTTCAATAAAGCGGGAACCTATGTGTGCCGCGAGTGGAGTGCGAATCAGGTCGTGTTTGGCGTCTATTCGGTCTCGGCAACATTCGAGCAGGTCTTTGAATATTGACGTAACTCAGTAGTGACACAGAATGACGACTCCGATTACCGCCGAAATCCAATCCTTGTCGCCTAGCGCGATCATGGAATTTTTCGTCCTCGACATGAGCAATTTCGAGGGCGGTGGCGTTGCTCGCTTCCACGCCGGAACCAATAAGCTGCAATACCCGGTGTGGTGGCAGGGAGTTGAATATCTTCCGCTGCCTGTCGAAGCCGAGGGCTTCGACGTTGTGACCAAAGGCACATTGCCCCGACCGAAGATACGGGTGGCCAACATTAGCGGTCTGTTTTCTGCCGAGGTTCGCCAGCACGACGACCTGATTGGCTGCAAGGTGACGCGCAAGCGCACCTTTGCCCGTTACCTCGATGCCGTGAATTTCCCTGGCGGCGTCAATGCTGACGCTGACCCCAATCAATTCCTGCCTGACGACATTTGGTTCGTGGATCGCAAGACCGCTGAGAACCGCTACGTCATCGAGTGGGAGCTTGCTTCTGCCTTCGACGTTCAGGGCGTGATGCTGCCGTTCCGCCAAGTCATTCAGAACTCTTGCCCGTGGAAGTATCGCGGCCCCGAGTGCGGCTGGATGGGCGGTTACTACGGCAAGGATGACAAGCCGGCTGCTGACGCCGCGCACGACTACTGCGCAAAGCGTCTGTCGTCCTGCAAGGCCCGGTTCGGAACCAACAACCTGCCGTTCGGCGGCTACCCTGGAGCGCACCGTTTCAATGGCTAACGATCTGCTTACTTTCATCCAAGAAGAGGGCGCACGTCAGTATCCCAACGAAGCGTGTGGCCTCGTTGTGCGCGTCGGGAAGAAGTCTATCCCTGTCGCCTGCAAGAACGTCGCTGAAAACCCGCGCATGCACTTCGTCATGGATGTCGTCGATTACGCCAAAGCGTCTGACATCGGTGAGGTCATCGGCGTTTGGCATACCCACGTCGAGATTCCCCCGAAGCCGTCCGACGCTGACAAGATGGGCTGCGAGAACTCCGACATGCCTTGGTATATCGTCAGCGTGTTCAAGGCAGAAGAGGGGTTTGCGTTCAGCGACATGGAAGTCGTTGAGCCGTCCGGCTTCGAGCTTGACTATCTGGAGCGCCCGTATGCCTTTGGCGCTCTGGACTGCTGGAGTCTGGTGCGTGACTTCTACCGTCGCGAATTCAACATCAAGCTCGGCGATTACCCGCGCATCGAGAAGTTTTGGGCCGAGGGCTACAACTTCTTCGGCGAGAACTGGAAGAACGAAGGCTTCAGGCAACTCACGGACGGCGAAGAGCCGCGCACCGGCGACCTGTTCCTGATCCAGACCGATGGCAAGTTCCCGAACCATATCGCGATCTACCTCGGCAACGAAATCATTCTGCATCACTGCCACGGGCGTCTGTCCCGCCGCGACATCTATGGCGGCTACTGGCAGAAGCACACCACTCATCACTTGAGGCACGAAACGAAATGCTGACCAAAGTCATTCTGGAAGGCCCGTTGGGCAAACAGTTTGGCCGCGAGTGGGAGCTTGCGACCAAATCGCCGCGTGAGGCGCTGGCACTGATCGACGCGAACAGCCCCGGCGTCTTTACCTGGATGCGCACGAACGCGAAGAAGTATTCCAAATACGCGATTGTCTGCAAGACGGGCGACCGCATCGAAGAGTTCTCCGAAGAGCAATATCAGCATCAGGAAGGCAAATTCGACGAGATTCGCTTTGTGCCTATCGTTGAAGGTGCGGGTAACGTCGCCCGAATCGTCGTCGGCGTAATCCTGATTGTGATCGGCTACTGTTTCCCGGTGCTTGCCCCCTATCTTTACCCGATGGGCGCGGCCCTGATCCTGGGCGGTGTCGCTGGCATGTTGGCCCCGAAGCCCAAGATGGATAACAGCAGTCAAGCTGCTGCCGACAACAAGGCTTCTTACTACTTCGATGGCCCTGCGAACACGACCTCGCAAGGCGTCCCTGTGCAGCTCATCTATGGCCGCTGCATGGTCGGTTCCCATTCGATCTCGGCAGCCGTGACTGTCGATCAACTGATGTAAGGCGCACCATGAGCGAAGAACTCAAAGTAATCGCAGGCTCGGGCGGCGGTGGCTGTTTCCGTGCCGGCACGCAAGTCCAGCTCGAAGGTGGCAAGACCATCGCCATCGAGGAGCTGAAGGAGGGCGACGAGATCCTGGCGTTCGACGAGGACGGCAAGATCCACCTGGCCAAAGTCACCAAGCTCCACTACCACGCCGACCCGCAGCCGATCCTGCGGGTTAAGTTCTGGCGTGGTGAGGTTTTCATCACCCCGAACCATTGGGTGCTGAACCAATACGGCAACTTCGTAGAGATGGGCAGCCTGACCGATCACGATGCCGTGGTCGATGGCATGGGCCATCTGCGCCCGATCATCGGTGCCGAGCTGGTCGGTCATGAGCCGGTCTGGAACCTGACCGTCGAGCCGCATCACACCTTCATCGCAAACGGTATCCGCGTGCATAACGGCGGCCACCGTGAGCGCTTCCCGGTCATTGCAGGCTCGGGTGGCGGTGGCAAAGGTGGCGGTGGCGGTCGCGCTGCGGTCGAAGATCCTGAAAGTCTGCAATCCCGCGCAATGGTCGCAATTATCGACCTGCTCGGCGAAGGGCAGATCGGTGGCCTGGTCAATGGTGCCAAGTCCATTTTCTTCAACGACACCCCGCTGGAGAATGCTGACGGCACGCGCAACTTCCAGGGTGTGTCCTGGGACTTCCGCGACGGTCGCCAAAGTCAGACTCCGATGCCCGGCTTCTCCGACATCGAAACGCCGACCGTTGTCAGCGTCAAGGTCACGAAGAATCAGCCGTCCGTGGTTACGATCACGAACCCGAATACCGACGCCGTGCGCTTGCTGGTCACGCTCCCTTCGCTTGCGTATCAGGATACGAATACGGGCGACACGCACGGGACGGATGTCAGCTTCCGCTTTGACATTTCGATCAATGGTGGTTCTTACCGTGACTTCTCTGGCCCTCTGACCATCAGCGGCAAAACCCGCTCGCGCTATCAGCGTGCCTATTTCTACGAGCTGCCGAAAATGGACACGCTCGGTAGCCCGGTCACGTCCTGGAGCATCAAGATGGTGCGCATCACTGACGATGCCACGACCGGGAACATCCACAACGAAACCTATTTCGACTCCTATACCGAGATCGTCAATTCCAAGCTGACCTATCCGAACTCGGTCATCTGTGGCGTCAGCATTGACTCGGCACAATTCAACCAGATTCCGAACCGCGCCTATCTGGTCGATGGCCTCTACATTCAGGTGCCGTCGAACTACGATCCGGTCACGCGCACCTACTCGGGCATCTGGAACGGCACGTTCAAGGTGGCGATCTCCAATAATCCCGCCTGGATTCTCTACGATGTGCTGACCAACAAGCGGTATGGTCTCGGCCAATACCTGAACGGCGCAAACATCGACAAGGCCAAGCTCTACCAGATCGGCAAGTATTGCGACGAAATGGTGGATGACGGCTTTGGCGGCAAAGAGCCGCGTTTCGCGATTAACACCGCAATCCAGAGCCGCGTCGAAGCCTACCGCTTCATCACTGACCTCTGTTCGGCCTTCAACGGCATGAGCTACTGGAACGGCGGCATGGTCGGCTTCACTCAGGACTCCCCGACCGACCCGAGCATGATCTACAGCCAGGCGAACGTCATCGACGGCATGTTCAACTACGCCGGCTCGTCCCGTAAAGACCGCCACTCCGTCGTGCATGTGAGCTGGAATGATCCGACGCAGAACTACAAGCAAGTCGTTGAATACGTCGAGGACGCCGATCTGGTCGCAAAGTATGGGATTCGCAAGGTCGAAACCTTGGCGTTTGGCTGCACCTCCCGTGGTCAGGCTGTGCGATGCGGCAAATGGATTCTCTACACGGAATTCTACGAGTCCGACATGATTAGCTTCAAGGTCGGCCTGGACTCTGCAATGGTGCTGCCCGGCGAAGTCGTCAAGATTCACGACAGCAATCGCGCAGGCAAGCGCATGGGTGGTCGTCTGAAGGCCGCCACGCGCACCTCTGCAACCCTCGACGCCCCGATCAAGCTCGGCGCTGGTCTGTCGGTGATCTCTATTCGCATGCCTGATGGCACCTTTGTTGATCGGAACATCTACGAGTCCGGCAGCATCAACGAGCTGACCACCGTGACCTGGCACGACCCGCTGCCGGCTGATCCGATTCTGAACGCCATTTGGCTGATCTCCGATCAAAGCCTGGAGCCGATGTTGGCTCGCGTCATCGGTGTGGGGCAGGGCGAGAATCCTGGCGAGTTTGTGATCTCCGCGCTGGAGCATAACCCGTCCAAATACAACGCCATCGAGAAGGGCTGGAAGCTCGAAGAGCCGAAGGTTTCGATCATCGACACCAAGACCGTCGCCACTCCGACCGATTTCAAGGTTGCCGAGTCGCCGTATCAGGTCGCTCCTGGCGTCCTTGGCCTGAGCCTGACGACTTCGTGGTTCGGCACCGGCATGAGCTACGAAATCACCTGGCGTCGTGAAGGCAAGTATGCGACGAACTGGACGACAGTCACGACCGGCAATCCCATGTTCGACCTGGAGAACGTCCGGGCCGGCACCTACCACTTCAAGATCGTTGCGGTCAGCGCCTTTGGCGTTCGCTCTCAGCCGCTTGAAGCCTCCTATATCACGGTTGGCAAGACCGCAGCTCCGGGCGACGTGGCGAACTTTAAGATCACCAAGCGCACGACTGATCTGCTGCTGACGTGGGATGCAGTGACCGACATCAGCCTGCTTGGCTACGAAGTGCGTGTTGGCGCATCCTGGGATAGCGGCGAGGTGCTGACGGCAAAGTTTGCAGGCACGATGCTGACGCACGACCAGGACTACGCCGGCGACTACTACTACCACATCCGTTCCATCAACATGGAAGGCGCCTACTCGGATAACGTCAGCTCCGTGAAGCTGACCCTGAGTGCGCCTAGCACCCCGAAGAACTTTGACGTGGTGCAGTCCGGTAGCCGTCTGGAATTGGGCTGGCGCCCGAACCCGGAGACCGATGTCGTCTATTACGAAATCCGCGAGGGTAACTCCTGGAACACCGGCACGCTGGTATCCCAAGTCAAGGCGACGACCTTCACGATCCCGTCCGGCGGCATCGGCGTTCGCAAGTTCTGGATCAAGGCAGTTGCTTCGCCCGGTATCTACTCCGATGTGCCGGCCTGGATCGACACGCTCATCGCAATGCCGACCAACTCCAACATCGTCGCGACCACCAACGAGAAGATGCTTGGCTGGCCTGGTAACAAGCTGAACATGCACGTCGTCGGCTACGATCTGATGATGAATCCGGTCGTGAATCGCGCCGAATACATCTTCCCCGTTGATCTGCTGGACACCTACCGCGCTCAGAACTCGATTTACGCCACGCTCGACTCCATCGTCTATGACACGGACTCGATGAGCTGGCTGACTTCGACCTTTGAGTGGGATGACGCCGAAGGTGCGCGTCATTGGGCGCCTGGTGGCGACATCGACTCCGTGACCGGCAAGTATCAGATCGCTCGAAAGACGGGCCTGCGCTACGACGAGGTTGATGGTTGGCGTCTGCATAGCTCGACGACGAGCGTCGGCGGCAAGACTGCCGCGACCGCTCAGAACGTGACATACGAAACGGGCCGCTACGGCAACGGGATTCGCCTGCGTGGTGGCGTGAAAGTGGATTGGACTTCGGTCGCTGTGCCGTCTGAATTCCGCTACTCCGCCTGGGTGATCCCGAAACTGACCGGCAACTCCGCTGAAGTCTCGATCCTGGAGTTCGCAAACACCTCGACCGGCAACTTCCTCCGCATTGGTTACGACGAGCCTACCCAATCGTTCAAGTTGGTCGATAAGCAGGGGAACGTGGTCAGTGCTGTTTGCCCGATCAATACGGGCGACGTTGTGGGTCTCTACGTTGTCCAGACCAGCGCGAAGCGCAAGCTGTTCGTGTCTGTTGTTGGTGGCAACCCGTCGAGCGGTGAGGGCAGCTTTGCGCCTTCCGGCACCTTCGACGCCCTGCGACTGTATTGGTCTTGAGGTTCAGTCAGTCGTGAGTTATACTTCGTCAAATTGGCATCCCGCCATATTCCTCACATGGAGCAATCATGCAAGAAATTGAAACTCTGAAGCTCAAAGGCGCAATGACCGCTGTTCTTTCCAAGGAGGATGGCAGTGTCGAAACCTTCTACAAGGACAACATTATCGTCAATGTGGGCTTCGACTTCATTGCCGATGCAATCGGTCTGTCTGCCTCCCGCCCTGGCGTAATGAACGCCATCGCTGTCGGCACCGGCACCACCGCTGCTGCCGCCACTCAGTCGGCCCTCATTACCGAACTGGCCCGTGGCGACGCAACCTACGCTCACACCGCCGGCACCAAGACCTTCACCTTCACCACTACCTTTGCTGCCGGCACCGGCACGGGCGCGATCACCGAAGCTGGCGTGTTCAACTCTGTCACCGCCAACTCCGGCATCATGTTCGACCGCGTGGTGTTCTCCGTCATCAACAAGGGCGCTGCCGACACGCTGCAAGTGACCTTTGCCTTCACGATGTCCTAACATCAGTCATTCGTGACGTAGCGGGCTGCTTCGGCAGCCCCAATCGTGAGTAGATTATGGCGACGACAACCAACCTGACGCAAGTCAATGGCACCCAATACACCTGGAGCAACCAAACGCTGCTCTGGTCGGACTCGCTCGCTGGCTTGCGCACATGGGACGTGTCGTTCGCCACTATCGCTTACACGATGGCGGCTGGCGAAACGCTCGACTTCCTTGAGGCGCTATCGAACAGGCCCGGCATCAACAAGTCCGAATCCTTCGCGTTTGTTGAGGCAAGAACCTCGGACATTGGCCTGAATCCGTCTGAAGCGGTGGCATTTTCTGAATTGGGCGCCAAAGCGGTTGGGCAGAGCCATAGCGAAACTCTCGGCTTCGCCGAGCTGCCGTCAAATAGACCAGGCGTGAATAAGTCTGAGTCTTTTGCGGTTTCCGAAGCTCGCACCTCTGGCATTGGTCTGAATCCGTCCGAGGCTGTCGCGTTTGCGGAACTGAATGCCAAGGCATTCGGTCAGCACCACAGCGAGACCGTAGCGATTGGAGAGGCGCCGTCGCTTTCGTTTGGCAAGAGACTGTCTGAGTCCTTCGCTTTCACTGAGGCACTTGGCAAGTCGGTCAGTCTGAGTAAGAGCGAGACCATCGGCTTTGCTGAACTCGGCTTGAATTCCGTGGGCTTTATTCGGAATTTCGCTGAGACATTTGCTGTTGCGGAGGCGATTGGCAAGAACTTCGGTCTGAAGAAGGCTGAAGCGTTTGCGATGGTTGATGCCTGGCGCCGTCAGGGCGACCTTGTGATCTCGGACATGATGATCTCGGGCGCAGGCGACTTCACGATGGCCGACTTCGAGGACTTCCTGACTTACGGCAACGTGCCTGGCTACGAGAAGTGGCGCGACTTCATTCCCGGCGACTACGAATACCGCGAGGCGATGTTCCGCGTTGTGCTGCAATCGAAGAACGCCGACCGTGGTCTGCTGACCGACCTGCAAGCGACCGTCGATGTGCCTGACCTGATTGACCGTGGCTCCGCAACCATCACGGTTGCTGCAAGCGGCATCGCCGTCACTTACAACCGAGTATTCCACGTTGTTCCTGAAATCACTCTGGCTGCACGCGGCGGCCAAGGTGCAAACCCCATCGCGCCAGAATTTAGCGGTTCGCCAACCAAGACGGGCTTCACCGTCAAGATGCGCGACACCGTGACAGGCGCATTTGTGACTGGATCTTTCACCTGGGCCGCCCACGGATACTGATGCGTTGTATCCGTGTCGGTCTTGGTGTATAGTTCAGTCATTCGTGACTGAGGACTAGCCATGCAAAGCTACACCGAAATTCCTTCCTCGCAGTCGCTCCAGAGTTCTCTGGCGCTGCTGCTGAACAACGACAAGACCACGCTGTCTTGCTCGTCCGGCTCCGCATTCCCAAATACCAACCTTCAGGTTGGCATGTTGTGTTTCCGCACCGATCAACTGAAGCTCTACATCCTGAAGGACGCGACGCCGACCTGGATGATGCTGCTCGACTTGAACACCACTGGCGGCACCGCCGCTGGCGCAGCCGAAGCCGTCTATTCCATGTTCATTCGCAACAGTGGCAGCGCGAACGAAGGTGGTGAATTCCGCATGCAGAAGGCGGCTTCCGGCTCGACGCTCGTTGGCGACGTGACGGTTGATCTTTATCAGAACAAGCTCCGCTTCTTCGATTCTGGCGGCGCTGTGCTTGGCTTCTACATCGACATTTCCGCTGGCACCGCTGGCTCTGCCGCAAAAATCTGGCATGAGAACAACGACGGCGCGGGTTCCGGTCTCGATGCTGACCTTCTGGACGGCATGAACTCGGGCAACGCCTCGGGCAACATTCCGATCTCCAACGGCACGAACAACGTCAATCTGAACGCTGACCTTCACGACGGCTACCATGCCGGCAACGCCAGCGGTCAAGTCCCGGTCTCCAATGGCACGGTCAATACCAACCTGAACGCTGACTTGCTGGACGGCTATCACGCATCGTCTTTTGTTCGCACCATTCAGGGCGTGACCCCGGATGCGTCGGGCAACGTCGCTGTCGATCTGGCCTCCCGCGTTGCCAAGACCGGCGACAGCATGAGCGGCAACCTGACCATTACAGCCGACCTTTACCTGCACCGCAACAACAACACCGGCGTCGTGTTCCTCGGTAACGCGGCCAACCACTACCTGTATTTCGACGGCGCTACCTACAACCTGCCCTCCGCAGAGCTGATCGTGAATGGCTCCTATGTTCATCGCGCAGTCGGCGGCGCCCTGTCGCAATCTGGTGCCACGGTCTCCCTGAACACAATTCACGGCGGCGCGACGATCACCCGAGCATGGAACGGCACCCTGACTGGTTCTTGGGCAACGATGTCGTTCGACGGTTACGGTCGCCTGACCTCTGTGGCTAACTGCAACTGCAACTGCACTTGCACCTGCTGCTTCACCGCCGGCACCAAGGTCACGATGGCCGATGGCTCTGTCAAGGCCGTCGAAGATGTTCAGCCGGGTGAAGTCGTGCGCGGTCTGTTTGGTCAGGAAAACATCGTCCTCGACCAGATCGTCTGCCACATCGAGCCGGGTCACAACACCTACGTCATCAATGGCGAAGTGCGCATGACTGGCGAACACCTGCTCTGGACGGGCAACGGTTGGGCCGCTGTCGATCTGGCCTTCTACGCCGGCTGGTATGCCGAGCGCAAGGCTGCCGGTCTGACTGTTGGCATCGACCCGATCAAAGTTCGCCAGCTCGAAGTTGGCGACCGCGTGTTCAACGACGGCGCTCTGGTAGTTGTCGAGTCCCTGGAAGTTCAAGTTGCGGAAGCCGACGAGGATCTCTTCAGCTTCGAGCTGACCGGCGACAAGACCTTCGTGGCCAACGGCTACGGCGTCGAATCCAAAACCTTCACCGAGGGCTTCGCTCATGTCTGATTTCACCGTCAAGCGCGTCATTAACAACGCCTTCCCGCGCCCCAAAACTCTCCTGGAGCTGATTGTCTCGGAAGAGGCCGTCACGCTCCGCTGCTACAAGGAAGTTGGCGGTGTCGGTGTTGAGCTTGGCACCGAGCGCGAACGCGCCGTCGAAGAGCTTCATGTTGGCATGCACCATGTCACGGACTCCATGCCTCTCCTGACCGGCCAGCAGGCAGCCTTGGCCATTCGCGGCGAGCATCTTCGTCATGACCTGGCTGACCGCTGGTTCGTCGAGATCGGCTCGGCAATGGTTAAGCGTGGCTGGTATGAAGGCGCCGGTGAGCATACCGACTGCGGCCTGTGGTGCATTCCCATCGACTATCACGGTCAGGTGGAAATGCCGTTCAACGCCACGACCGAAAACGTCGAACGCAAGGGAACGGCCAAGCGAGCCGCTGCTGGCCGTCAGCAACACGACGCCGTGTTGATCTTCACCCCGTTTGCCGACACGCCTTTCACCCAATGCCCGATCATGGTTCGCGCCAATGCCGAGCTTGGTGTCATCAGCAACGTGCCGCTGACGCTCGATAACAGTCCTCTCCAAGAGGTCTCCGCAAGCATGCGTCCCGGCATTCGCCTGAAGAGCGGCGGTGGCGATGTCGTAGCTGACGGTCGCGCCGATGCGGTCGTGGAAGTTTTCGACCCGAACACCGGCAACGCAGTCGGCAACGCGAACGCCTGGCTCTACCTTGACCACACTGCCGGCTACTTGCCGAAGCAGCGCGTCAAGCTGGCCGCTGACGGCACTGCAAAGGTTTCCGCAATGGCTCTTGGTCTCGACGCTGGCGACAGCTTCAAGGTCAAGGTTGGCTTCAAGCAGTTCTCGGGCGTTCTCGACATCCCGTTCAACGTGATCTGACATGCTGGAATTCACCCTGACGCTCAAGGGTGAGGATGACTCGGAGAAACAATTCTTCTGGCGTCCTCACTCGCTGGAGCTGCTCGATGCCGAACGGCATCCCGTCAGCCTGGCCGCAGTAGGCAAGACCGTGGTCGATGTGAGCAAGGCATTCCAGCCTGCTTTCATGACCACGCCCGAGAACCCTATCGGCAAGACCCGTGCAATTCGCCGGCTGAAGATCCAGCTCGGCATGAAGTGCAACTTCTCCTGCTCCTACTGCAACCAGGCATGGCAGCCGCACGACTCGCAGGGCAATCCTGCCGATGTCGCAGCCTTCTTCGAGAAGCTGCCGACGTGGTTTGACGGTGGCGAGAACGGGATGGGCGAAGGCGTCCGTGTCGAGTTTTGGGGTGGCGAACCGTTCGCCTATTGGAAGATCCTCAAGCCGCTCGCCGAAGGCATGCGCGAGCGCTACCCGAATGCCGAGTTTCTGGTCATCAACAATGGCTCCCTGATCGACGCCGAGAAGGTGGAGTGGCTCGACCGCTTGAACTTCCTCGTCTGCATCAGCCACGACGGCCCGGCACAATCCCTGCGCGGCCCCGATCCGCTGACCGGCATTCTGACCCGCAAGCACATCAAGGAACTCTACAAGCGGCTCGCGCCGAAGAAACGCATCGGTTTCAACACCGTCCTGCACAACCAGAACCCCTCGCTGGACGCGGTGCGTGCCTATATCGCCAAGCAGCTTTCTGTCGATCCTGCCGAGCTGGCCATGACGACTGAGGGCTTGCTGCTGACCTATGATGGTGGCGCTATCTCCCTGTCGCCCCGGACGCAAGAAGAGCGCGAAAGCTACCAGGCCTCGCTCTTTGATGAGATCGTCAATGGTCAGGCGCTGCAAGTGGGCGGCATCGGCGACAAGATCGAGGACTTCTTCAATGGCATGGCTCAACGTCGCCCGATTTGGGCTGTGTCGCAGAAGTGCGGCATGGATCGCCCGGACGCGGTTGCTGTCACGCTCAAGGGCGTGGTGCTGACATGCCAGAACACCTCCGCAGACGACCCCGAACACAACATCGGCACCGTCGATGACATCGAGGCTGCTGCGCCGGCTACGTCGCGTCACTTCTTGTCGCGTGAGTCCTGCACGAACTGCCCGGTAGTTCAACTCTGCCAGGGATCTTGCATGTTCCTCAACGGGGAAATGTTCGAGCAATCCTGCGCCAATAGCTTCGCCCACAACCTGACCCTTCTGGCTGCCGCGCTCCAGCTCCTCACTGGCATGCGTCTGGTGGCTGTTGAGCGGGAGCAGGGCATTCGACATCCGTCGATCCAGAAGGTCTCCTTCCTGGACAGTCGCAATGTTTGACCTGTTGATGAAAGGGGAGGGTGGCCGCTTCACGCTGCGCTACGACCCCTACCAAAGTCTCCTGACCTGGCCCACGGGCGAGAAAGTTTCCCTGGCCAACGTCGGTCTCGGGTATGCGCCGCCACGGGCAGTCAAGCCGGTGCCTCGCGCAACCCCGAACAATCTGCTGTCGAAAGACGCCGACCCGACCATGCTGACGATCCAGATGGGCTTGGCCTGCAACTACTCCTGTGACTACTGCATTCAAGGTGCCGACCATCACCCCGACAAGGATGGCAGCGTCGGCCTGGCCAGAGACTTCATCGACCGCCTTTCGACGTGGTTCAATCCCGACCCGAACAAACCGCTGCTGTTCCAGATTTGGGGCGGTGAGCCGCTCGTCTATTGGAAAACCCTGAAGGTGCTGCTGCCGGCCCTGGCCGAGCGCTACCCGTGGGCAACCATGATTACCGTCACCAACGGTTCGCTCCTGGATCGCGAGAAGATCGACTGGCTCAGTCAGTTCAACCTCTGGCTCCGCATCTCCCACGACGGAGCCAATCAGGCTGTGCGCGGCCCCGATCCGTTGGAAGATCCGAAGATGGTCGATGCTTGGCGCTACGCTATCGAGAAGTTCGGCAACCGCTTGAGCTTCTCCGTGGTGCTGACCAAGGACTTCTACTCGCTGACCGATCATCACCGCTGGCTGGCTGACAAGCTCGGCAGCGACCAGATCAATCTCTTTACCCGTGGCCTGGCTCGCGTCATGAGTGCGCGTGAAGCGACCGAACTGCCCTCGACCCCGGAAGAGCATCGCGACATTCGCGTGACTTGGGCCAAGGAGTTTCGCTCGCCCGAGATCGCACACTCGACCGCGCTCGGCATTCCGCTTCGCACCTTCTTTGACGATCTGGTGAATCAAACGCCGGCAGACAACATTGGTCTGCGTTGTCGCGTCGATGATCCGAAGGCGCTGGCCGTCACCCTGAAGGGCGAGGCTCAAGTCTGCCAGAACCGACCCACTCGCAAGATTGGCAGCGTCTATGAGCTGGACAAGATCGCGCTGACGCACACGACGCATTGGGCCTACCGCGACCCCTGCTCCGCCTGCCCGATCTTCAACTTCTGCCGTGGGGCATGTGGCCAGTCCGGCGACGGCAAGGAATTCGATACCGTCTGCGATTCGCGCATGCCCTTTGGCTTGGCGCTCCTCAAGACCGCCCTGTTCTACATCACCGGGGCCGAGCTGGAAGAGATCAAAGGTGAGCGCGTCCGGTTTCCCGGCATCACGTCCCTGAAGTTCGACGAGGCTGCTCCGATCCGCCCGAAGGCGCGAAAGATCATCCCGATTCACCCGGCTTGATAAGTCACGACTGACTTGATTTCCTTGGAGAGTTAGGCTAAGATCGTCCAACTCTCTGAGGGATCAATCATGCCGGCAGTCACCAAGAATCTCACCATTGAACAGAAGGCCACCTTCCGCAAGAAGATGGTCTATCGCGACAAATTCAAGAAGCCGATCAACCTGACCGGCTCTGGCTCCTGGATGCTCGTTTTGCCGCTGCATTTTTCAGAGCGACGTGGCCAACCGCATCATCACGGTGCCGGTCGCCTTCGAGACCGACTTCGCATCGGTTCCCAGGCTGCCGCTGATCTTCGACATCATGGGCGACACCGCGCACGCTGCGGCGGTGCTGCACGACTACCTGTATGCGACAGGCGAGGTTTCGCGACGGCTTGCTGATGCAGTGCTGCGCGAAGCTGTAATCGTTTCTGGCCTTGCGCCCTGGCGGGCGTGGATTATGTATTTCGCAGTGAGAACTTTTGGCGCGTCGCGCTATCGAAGATAAGTCACGACTGACTGGATTTTCTAATCCAGTTTCTCTATAATCCACCCAACGATTAACCCGGTGAATCATGATGCCTGAACGCACTCTTATGAATCAGCTCAACGACTCCGCAATCTGGTTGGCTGTTCTTACCGCCCTTTGGGGTGGTCTCGTTTCTTACTTCCGTCGTGTCCAACAGGGCGCGAAGCACTCCTGGATCAGTATCGCCATGCACATGACCTCTTCGGGGTTTGCTGGCTTGCTCTGCTGGCTCGGCTGCGTTCAGTTCGATGTTCCCGCCGCACTGACGGCGATCTGCACGGGCCTGGCCGGTCACATGGGCGCTGAGTTCATCAAGATCCTGGAAACCAAGTTCGACACCAAGCTGCGAGAAACCATCCCGCAGACCCGCACTACCAAGGCGTGAGCGACAAATGATTAACAGTCGCGACATCAAGGATCTTCACCCGCACGTCAGGACGCTCGTCGAGCGCTTCCTGGCGAAGTGCGCGGAAGAGGGCATTGATGTCATCATCACCAGCACCTACCGGGATATGGAATCCCAGGCGGCGCTGTATGCTCAAGGACGAACAACGCCGGGCAAGATCGTCACCAACGCGAAAGCTGGCCAATCGTGGCACAACTATCGCCTGGCGTTCGACTTCTGCCCGATCATCAACGGCAAGGCGCAATGGAGCGACACCAAGCTCTTCACCCGCTGCGGCGAGATCGCTGAATCGGTCGGGTTGGAATGGGCGGGTCGCTGGAAGAGTTTCAAGGAACTTGCGCACTGCCAGGCAACTGCCGGCCTCAAACTTGCTGATCTTCAAGCTGGCAAGATTCCACAATTCGCATAAGTCACAGGTGACACAATGAGCAAAGTAAGTGAATTTATCCGTCTGATGTTTGAATCGCGGCAGGTCGCCCATAAGGCACATTTGATGACGGGCGTCGATGCCCGTCATCGCGCTCTCGGCTCCTTCTATGAAGGCATCGTTGATCTGGCTGACGGTTTCGCGGAAGCCTACATCGGACGATACGGCAAGATCGCCGATTTGGACTTCTCTGCCCAGGACGAGGACGCAGATGAGGTTGTTGCGATCCTGCGCCGGCACATGGAGTGGATTGAAATCAACCGCAGCCTGATTGCGAAGAACCAGGCGTTGCAGAGCATGATCGACGACATTCTCGTCCATTACATGCAATCGCTCTACAAGCTGGAAAACTTGATGTGATGTTTTCCAGCTATCGAAACATTGCATTCGCTGTCGCACTGGCGCTTGGAGTCGGCTTCTCGGTCGGCTTCTACACCAAGGGTCGATTCGTGAAGGCAGACCAGCTTGAGGTCGCAACCGAAGCTCAACACCAGACCGCCGTCGATATTCAGGAAAGCCTGAAAACCTCCTTGGCTGTTGAGCAAAAGGTCACGACTTCAGACCAGCAAATGACGGTGATCCGCAAAGAGGTGGCCCGTCGCACTCAACCCAAGGAGACCACCAATGAAGCGAACCTTCATGCGCCTGTTTGTGATTGGCGTCTTGATGTCGGCACTGTCCGGTTGCTCAACGCAGCCCGCGATGGCTCCGCTCTGGACACCGCCAGCCTCGTCGATGGAGCGGGCAAAGCCCCTTCCGAAGTTGGCTTGCCCGGCCTGCTCGACAACGACCTCGAAGTCGTCCAGCTCTACCGCGAACTCGCAGTAAGGCACGACTCCCTCGTCGATTACGTCGAATCCAAACTCAAAGAACAAGCTGACAAATGATCTCTCTGGAAACCGCCGCGACATTCGCGGCGATCTACAATAACGTCGAAAAATACCCCACGATGGTCGATGTAGCTCACGCTCTCGGCCTTTCTTATCAGACCGTTCGCAACCGGGCCTCAGAAGTCCGGCGTGCCAAGCAGCACGATGAAACCTACCCGGAGCTGGTCAGCCGCGCTCAGTGGGTTCGCCCGGACATTCCCGCTTCCGAACACGAAGAAAAGTTCCAAGACCTGACGCCTCAAGAGTGCGTCGACGAGCTGCGGCGCATCCAAGCGCTCGATCCTGAAGTCGAGATCACGCGCAATGGCTTCCGCAACCACAGCACGATCAGCGACGCCACCTGGAACCGTCACTTCGGCACCTTCGAGGAATTCAAGCGTCAAGCTGGTCTCAAGCTGTCGCGTCCTCAACACGCACTGGAGCGTGCTATCGCCAAACACGCCAGCGTCGATCACTACCGGCGTCTGAACGTCGAGCGCCAGGACTACGCCGACAAATACGAGCGCGGCAACAGCAACCGCTTCAAGACCATCCTGGCCTGCTCGGACTTGCACGACATCGAGATCGACCCGTTCTATCTCCGCGTGCTGATTGACACGGCCCGCCGTGTGCAGCCTGATGTGATTGCCCTTGTTGGCGACATCTTCGACCTGCCTGAGTTCGGCAAGTATGGCGTTGATCCCCGTGAGTGGGATGTCGTTGGCCGGATCAAGTTCGCCCACGACAACATTCTGCGCCCGCTGCGCGAAGCCTGCCCGAACGCTCAGATCGACTTCATTGAAGGGAACCATGAAGCACGCCTGCTGCGCCAATTGGCTGACGCTACGCCTGCTCTGCGGGCCGTCCTGAGTGACCTGCATGGTTTCACCGTGGGCAAGCTCCTGGGTCTCGATGAGTTCCAGATGAACTACATCGCCAAGGCTGACCTGGCTGCCTGGACGAAGCGTGACTTCGAGCGGGAACTGGCCAACAACTACAAGGTGTATTTCGACTCCGTGATCTGCCATCACTTCCCGCACGCCCGGAACATGGGTCTGCCCGGCGTCAATGGCCACCATCACCAGCATCAGGTGTGGGGCATGTTCAGTCCGATCTACGGCCCCTACGAGTGGCACCAGCTCGGCGCAGGACACATGCGCTCGGCCTCCTACTGTGAAGGCGAGAAATGGCACAACGGCTTCTGCATCATCAACGTGGATACGCAGACCCGCGCCACCAACTTCGACTACGTTGCGGTGACGGACATGGCGATCTCGGGCGGCAAGTGGTATCACCGTGAGCCTTCCGAACATGAAGCATCCGTTGTGAAGTCGCTTCTGGCCTAGTTTCGCGCTTGTCAAGACTGGTGGATAAGTCACTGCTGAGTTATAGTGGTGGCTCCATCCACCAGCAACATAGCGGGAAACACACAACATGGCCAAGACACGGTTCAAGCAACAATCCACACGCCAGAAATCTCGGGAGCAGCAGCGCAATCAGCGCCAGGCTGAACCCAAAGTTCAAGAATTTGAACTCCGACTGCAGACGGTCAAACGCGACACCTCCCCGATTACCCCGCTCAACGAAGGCCAGAAGCGTTACCTCAACGCCATGAAGAACTTCGTGCTGACCTTTGCTACCGGCCCCGCCGGCACCGGCAAAACCTGGATGTGCGCAGCACTCGCCGCTCAGATGCTCGAATCTGGCGAGATCGACAAGATCATCATCACCCGCCCGGCTGTCGAAGCTGGCGAATCCCTGGGCTTCCTGCCTGGCGAACTCGAAGAGAAGTTCGACCCCTACCTCCAACCCTTCCGCGATGTCCTGAATGACCGCCTTGGCAAGAGCTTTGTCGAGTTCCTCATCAAGCGTGGCCAGATCGAAGCTGCTCCGTTGGCCTACATGCGCGGTCGCACCTTCAAGAACGCCTTCGTGATCCTGGATGAAGCGCAGAACACGACCCCCACGCAGATGAAGATGTTCCTGACTCGCATCGGCCATGACTGCCGCGTCGTGGTCAATGGCGACATGGCGCAGAAGGATGTGAAGGGCGAGAGTGGTTTGGAAGATGCCGTCGCCCGCCTGTCGTTCATCCCGAGCGTCAAGCATGTTCGATTCACCCGCGAGGACATCGTGCGTTCTGGCCTGGTGCAAGAGATCGTGTCGGCCTACGACGCACCGAAACCCGAAGTCCGTGAATAGGACTTGAATGGACGGGAACCGCGCAGGCTCAAGGGTTTGCGCGGCCCGTGAATAGCTTTCTGAATAGCTTTTTGGACTTGGGAGTGCTTGGGAGCTTTGGGGCCGGTCGCTATAAGTAAGAACTATCTATAATTGATTCAGTATTCACTTACTTTTTACGGAACGACAAGGATGACCCCAAGACCGACATGGTTGGGAAACTTCTACGGAGGGAACCTCGGTTTTCTCAACTACGAAGTCCTCACCATTCAACACATCAACCACAAAGAGGCCCGCATCGAGCCGGAACTGATGGCGACCAAATGGTTCGACTATCGTCGGCTCCACCCGATGCAAGCGACCTATTACTTTGTGAAGTGCTACAACGACGCCTACCGTGACTTCTATCGCAAGGCTGTCAATGCAGACGCGGCCCCGTTCGTTCGTGGCATCAAGGATCACGACTTCTTGAGCGCGAAGGAGAAGATGACCTTCTGGCGGCTTCGTCAGAACTGCGACAAGGTTGGCCTGCCCTACGACTTCTTCTTGCGCTTCGGCATGGCCAAACATCATCGAGTGATCGGCGACGGCAAGGTCTATGCACCCAGGCCGACCATGTTCGTCAAGAATGAGGAGCTGTTCGCGGAAGCCATGATCGCTTGGGAGGATGCGCAGCAGGCAAGTCTCAGAATCGCAACCGACCCCTACTATCGCACGTCACAATACACGGGTAGCAGAGATCAAGCAGCGCATGAGGCATTCGTCATCGGGCAGATAAGGCGTCGGACAGTGCCTTACTACTCGCTTCACGCAGCACTGTATTTGTATGACGTGGTGCGGATCGAAGAGGCGCTGCGACAGTTTGATGAATGGGTTGTGAAGGCAGCGATAAACGAAGTCGAGTTGCCAAGCGACAGATAAGTCATCACTGACTATAATATGCAGGTCGAAACACTGATTCACTTTTCAAGGAGAAACAAAATGATGCACAACGAAGCCGCAGAACGAGCCAACCAACGTGAATTTGCCCGCCGCATGGGTGAGGGCGATGGCTACGCTGGCCAACGCCGCGTGACCCTGACGGCAACCGGCAACAAGAAGCCGTTCGCCAAGACTGGCCCGAAGCCGTCCGGTCACGAAGCCTTTCTGAAGGCGCTGGAGTCCAGCAACGCTACCGTCGAAGTCGAGAAGGCCAGCTCTGGCGACAAGGTGATCGGCAAGATCAAGGCGTCGGACAAATACACGATTTCCCTGCGTTGCCCGCTGACCCCTGGCGATTGGGAAGGCCCGTATCAAACCCGCGTGATCTTCAAGCATGACATTTCCGAGTTCATGCCGATCATCAACCAGACTGCCGCTACCTCTGTCGAGGCGCAGTAACATGACCGAAGCCGCGCTCAAGACTGCGGAAGATTCCGTAGTCTCCATGATTGGGGCCAGCTTTTCTGGCTCCACGCCGGCTGAACCGGCAGCGGAAGCGTATGAAGGCGAGCAGTTCGACTTCGACGCGGCTTACCAAACCAAAGTTGCGGCACTGACCGTCATGGACAATCAGTTCATGCGTCGGATGTCCGAGATCATCAAGCCCGAGTTCTTCGAGAATGCCGGCGAGGCCGCTCTCGTCAATATCGCGCTGAAGCACTACCGTCGCTACGCCTGTGTTCCTGATGCGGTGTCGCTAGTTGCGGCAATTCGCGACGACGCACACGCCAAGATCATTCGTAAGGATGTTTTGCCGCTCGTCGGTCAGGCCCGCAAAGACATCCTGGCGGCCGATCTGTCGAACGCCAAGTTCGTCGAAGAGAAGGTTGTTCAGTTCGCTCGGCACCAGGCGCTCGGCCAGGCACTTATCAAGTGTATCGAGTTGCGCGACAAGGGCCAGTTCGACAAGGCTGAAGGTCTCGTCAAGGCAGCCATCGAGATCGGCGTGACCGATGATGGCGAGTCTTACGATTACTTCGAGCGCGTCAAGGAACGGACTGAACTGCGGAAAGAGAAGGCGTTGGGCATTCGTGCGCCGCAAGGCATCACGACCGGCATCCCGAAGATGGACGAGATCCTCTATCACCGTGGTTGGGGTCGGAAAGAACTGACGACTATCATGGGTGGGGCCAAAGCCGGCAAGACGACTGCCCTGATTAACTTCGCCAAAGCAGGTGCGCTGGCTGGCAAGAATGTGCTGTATGCCTCTCTCGAAGTGGGTAACAACATTATCTCCGACCGCCTTGACGCCTCCATTGCTGAAGTTGTCATGAAGGAGTTGAACGACAAGGCGACCGCTGTCCAGGAAAAGATCATGGAGGTCTATTCGCGCAAGGTCGGTCACTTCCGCATGCACGAATACGCATCCGGCACGCTGACGCCGAACGCACTCGAAGCCCTCATTGATCGCTACAAGCAGCCTGGCCGGAACCCGGACGGAACCGTTCGCCCGCCTATCGTGTTCGATCTGGTCGTGGTCGATTACGCCGACATCATGGCGCCGAACCACCGCTACTCGGACGTGATCGAGAACTCGAAGTCGGTCTATGTGGATCTTCGAGCCATCGCCTTCAAATACAACTGCGCGGTGCTGACGGCCACGCAGACTAACCGTGAAGGCTACAAGTCGGCGGTTGCAAAGGCCGAACACGTCGCAGAGGACTTCAACAAGGTTCGGACGGTCGATCTGATGATCTCCATCAACAAGACCGAAGAAGAGGCATCGCGGGGTGAAGCCCGGCTGTATTTCGCTGCCTCCCGTAACCAGGAGTCGGGTTTCACTATCGTCATCAAGCAGAACCTCAGTATGATGAAATTCGTGGAATCGGTGTTGAGGATCGAGTGATGGAAACCTGGAAGAGTGTGCCGGGCTTTCCTGGCTATCAAGCAAGCTCGGAAGGGCGAATCAAGAGTTTTCTTCGCGGAGAGACAATCTTGACACCCAACTCTTCCTCGACTGGCTACCCGATGGTCAGCATGAAAGACGAAACCGGCAAATGGAGTGCGCGACTGGTGCATGTCATCGTCGCCACGACATTCATTGGGCCTCGCCCTATCGGAATGGACTGCTGTCATAACGATGGCGACAAGCTGAATTCGTCGGCTGCAAATCTTCGTTGGGATACCCGCAAGGCGAATCTTGACGACCAGAAGAAACACGGCACCTTTGCATGGCACGGTGAGAAGAAGCTGTCGCCCGAACAGGTGGTCGAGATAGCCGAGCGTATTGAGGCTGGTCAGTCGTCAAAGACCATCGCCGCCGATTACGACGTTGGCTTCGGCACAATCAAAGCGGTCAGTAATGGCGCAAATTGGTCTGAGGTAACAGGGATGAAGGCGGGCGCTGGCAGAGAACGTGCGCGTGGTCACAAGTTGCGCGGCGTTCTGACGGAAGAAAACGTCCTGGAGATCGTCAAGCGACTGGATGCCAGTGACGAGCAAAAGACAATCGCTTCGGATCTCGGCGTCCGACCGCAGACCATTTCGTGCATTCACAGGGGTTTGGCTTGGGCGTGGCTCACGGGCAGGCAACGTGCTTCGCGCCTGCGAATCGAGTAGTAACCCCTACGTCTGCTTTCTATCATTCAACCATCGAAACAAGGTAAGACCATGAACGCACCGCTGACCGCCGCCGCTATCAAAGACATCAAGGGTTCGGGATTCTGGAGTGGCGCCACTGAGCGTCGCTTCAAGAAGATCGCCAAAAATCTTCTGGATGCCGGCGTCAGCGATGCGCTCGTCGCGGAAACGATCCGCGAGGCGTGGTCGATTGCACAGGTTGAATATGGCGAGTAACGAAGAACTGCAAGAAGCCCTCGAAAAGATCGACATCGAGGCATGGATGGATCGGGAAGGGATTGACTACCGTGTGACCCGTGGCGCACGCGGCACCCAACTCAACGTGAAGGAGTGTCCGTGCTGCGGCAACTCCAACTACAAGGTCTATATCAACCAGGACTCGGGCCTGGGGAACTGCTTCTCTGGCGACTGCGAGAAGCGCTTCAACAAGTGGAGCTTCATCAAGTTCTCGCTCGGCGGCATGTCCATGCGCGACATCGTTGAGCATGTGAAGGCGGTCGCGAAAGAGCAGGGCTGGCGCCCGCCGCGCAAGCACGCCGTCGCCGTCAATCTGAACACGGAGCTGAAGTTGCCGGCAAGTTTCCCGCTGCCGATCAAGGGCCGCAACCTGAAGTATCTGGAGAACCGGAACATCAACCTGGACATCTGCCGATACTTTGGCCTGCGCTTCTCAAAGGCCGGGGTTTTCAAATATCTCGACGAGGAGGGCCGCAAGCGTGTCCAGGACTACTCGAACCGGATCATTCTGCCGGTGTTTGACCTTGATGGCGATCTGGTCAGTTTTCAAGGTCGCGACATTACTGGCGAAGCCGACAAAAAATATCTCTTCCCGCCAGGCTTTGCCTCGACGGGTTCGCACATCTACAACGGCCAGAACGCGCATGGCGCAGAAAGCATCGTCGTAGGCGAGGGCGCCTTTGACGTGATGGCTACCAAGATCGCGCTCGATGGCGAACCGCAACTGCGCGATGTGATTCCTGTCGGCTCGTTCGGCAAGCACCTGTCTCACGGTGACGACGACAGCCAGCTCGGCAAGCTCCTGAAGCTGAAGGAGGAGGGCTTGAAGATCATCACGCTCATGTGGGATGGCGAGGAGAGGGCGATCAACGATGCTATCGAGACGGGTCTGATGCTGCGCCGGTATGGTTTCACGGCCCGAGTGGCGATTCTCCCGAAGGATCGTGATCCGAACGAAGTGGCGCCGCAGGTGGTTCGCGATGCCTTCTGGAAGGCGGTGGTCGTCAATGAATCGGTGGCAATTCGCATGCGCGTTGCCAAACGGGTTGCGTAGGCAATTCGACGGGATAAGTCATCGGTGACTATAATATCCTGAGATAACAAGTCATAATGCAGTCATTGAGATTACAGCGCGGTTTGCGCGGGAGAAAGTGAAATGGGTATCCGTGTTGTCGGGCAAATGCTGGATCACGAAAGCGGTAGCAAGTTCTACGAAGGCATCTACTTCGAGAACTCCAAGACCCGCGAGTGCATCCTGGTGTTTCGTTGGGGCAAGGTGACTGAGCGTGACTCCGGTGGCGGTCAGACGAAGATCGAGATTGCGTCGCCCGCCAAGGTCAGCGATCTCTACCGGAAAAAAATTCGCGAAAAGGAAGGTCGAGGCTATTCCGACTCCCGTCGCGGTATCGGTTTCGGCAACCAGATCGACCCCGACATGCTCCGCATCGAACTCGGCAAGCACTACAAAGACGAGGACGTGATCGAGCAAATCATCTTGACGCTCGGCGTGTCTGACATCGCCACCGCAACGCAGAAGGATATGGATCACCTGTTCGGCAAGGACGATGTGGTCGTCGAGGAACCGGAACCCGAGATTATTCGTGGTGACGATTGGGCATCTTGGTAAGGAGAACGCAATGACTGAACAATTCGAGGACATCGAGATTTACCCGGCTGAAGCCAGTGAGCAGGGCTGCAACGCCTACTACCTGCCAGGCTGCGAGATTGCCGGCCACCGCCCTGCATACGCCGCTTGCCTGAAGAAGATTTCTGACCGCAAGAATGGCCGTCTGAATTCCAGCATCGCTGAATGCTCGGCCGCCATCGGTAAGAAGGAATGCCCGGCACAGCGTATGCACAAAGAGGAAATCGTCGAAGGTCGGGCCATCTACTTCGTCAATCGGAACAAGCTGCGCTCCTTCATGCAGTATCAGTCTGAAATGGAGCAGCAGCGTTGGGCCTCGATGTCGTTCGGCAAGGACGACAAGAAGAAGCAGTCCAAGCCGCGCATGGTTGCTGAAGCTCCGAAGGCGCCGACGCCGCCCGAACCGAAGCACTTCCTCGACATGAATACCGGCAGCTACGCCGACGCGATCAACGCGGCGATGAAGCAGCCAATCGAACCTGCTGCACCGGCCCCGAAACCGGCGCAACCGGCACCACCCGTCGCAACCGCACCCGCTGGCCTGTCCATGATGGAGCGTGCGCGACTCAAATTCGCAGCCGCCAAATCTGCTTAACATTTCAAACCATAGGAGTAAGTCACAAATGAGCGAACAAGCCCAAACCCAAAACCTGACCGACGAACAGAAGGAAGCCATCCAGGCATTCAACGAGAGCGTGAATACCGCCGTGCTGCGGAACTTCGAGTTCAATTCGCAACTGATGGCATCCGGCATTTCCGGCACCGGCGTCGCCCTGGCCAACGCCTTGTCGGCTGCTGACCTGACTGCCGCAATCGCCGTCGAAAACGGCAACGGCCCGGACGTTATTGACGTGCTGCTGGACAACCTGCTGGACGACATGAAGAAGCGCGCCCTGGCCGCCTACGAGTTCTACTCGCAGCAGAAGGACGCGAAGGCTGGCGGCTGCGCAGCGCAAGCCCCCGCCAACGACGCTA